CGAAAGGGTACAAGAGACTCCCTAAAGCTTCTTGTAGCTCTTCATGTTTTGAAATAGAAGAGTCGCCATCTACACTCTGAGTTACCACATAATGATCTCCATCTATACTGAAGGTCGAGTTATTTCCTTCAATATCGGTGAGCGTTATGAAGTACGGGGCAGTGCAAACCTTGAGCTTCAGGCTTGTCTCTAAACCTCCTCTCGGAAAGCACCCTAGAGGTGCTGTGTATAGAGACTTGAGAATTGCAGTAACTTCAGGGATTGTTTTCATTTCTTTTCTTTCTTTCAAAGTAGCCTATGCTCTTTCGGACTTTATATAGGCATTTAGCACAAACACCTGTCTTTTCATCCCAAGCCAAACCCCAACCCAATTTTGAGTCTTGAGGTAAAGGACAGCCACCAATAGTACATCTGAAAGGTGGTCTAGCTCTGTTACTCCCTCTCTTTTGTTTGGTCTTCATTTATCGGAAATAAACTATTGATTCTTATTGAATGAAGCAGGGTTAACATCTTCTACGTCAGGGCTATTTCCTCTCATCAAGGGAAGACCCTTAATACGATAACGATCTGCTGAAGCAAAACCCTCACCAAACCCACTAGGAGAAATAGAACCACCCAAAGAAAGAGGTAAGTTCTCTGTGTAGGTGTTACTTCCTCTAAAGACAGCATTCGTAACAATTAAGAGTTGTATCTCATCACCGAATGACCTGACCGACAGGTTTTGGGTGTCGAACGCACTCTCTTTGAAGTTCCTCACAAGCATGGCTCTACAAGCTAATGCAGAGCCTTTAAGTACAGGGTTTAGCTCACTAGAAATAGAGTCATTTAAGAAAGAAAGTGGACCTCCCTTCACTTCGCCTGAAGCTCCGAAAACAGAACCTCCACCACGATACACTCTATAAGACTTTGTACCTCCGTTTAACGGAAATGCTCCGTATACAAGAGGCGCACCATCACCCATCTGTAAAAGCTCACCTGCCCCACCTACAATCTTAGAGTAAGGGTTGCCGTTTTCATCGACCCCTGCCTCTGATGGTGTAGAGGTCAACTTACTCCCTAATGTTTGGAGACGAGTAGACTCATTTCTCAGAATGTCTTCACAGAGGAAGTCGTGGTCGTTCACTAGAATTCCAAGAGGAAGTCTTGAGGTGAGTCCTACTAGCGAGACATCTATTTGAGAGTCCTTCCCACTGTACGCATTGACAGGTACTTCAGTCCCGCCCTTTAGATAGACCTTTGTCTTAGAATAGCCAAGGTACTTAGGGAGTAAAGCATTCTCACCACCTACAAGACCTACCAAGTGTCCTGTGTTGGGGCTGTTATTTGTAAAGAGGCTTGTAGACTTAGGAACAAGGCTAACCTCAAGTTGGGTCTGATTTCCTGCTAAGCCTCTTTCCCTAGCATAGAATGTTATTCCGTAATCATTGTTTCCTGTCAGACTTGAAGACCTGAAAGGAATTCCATTAGCAGTACAGAAGTCTTCTATTTCTGTCAGGAGGGCTTCTATATCACTAGGAACACTTGTGTCATCTAGCAAGTAAGAAAGAACTGTCCCACTTGCTAATATGTAATTGATTTTTAAGCGGTGTTCACCCACAGCCCCTGTGTAGTAGGTGAACTTACCACCCAACAACCCGATAGTAGCTGAGGCAAGCTCAGACTTTTCATTTAGCCCCTCGGTGAACAAGCCTACTTTAGTTTGTGGGAGAGCCTCAGATGAGGTTAAGGAAATACGATCATTCTGAGCATTCATAGAGCTTGCCCTAGAGTAATCAATGTACCCAACATCACTAAAGTTAGAACGGCTTACAAAACCACCAACAGCACCTGTACCCATCGTAGTGTAGAAGTCCATAGAAGCTAAGACTTGTAGCGATCTCCTGTTCCTAACTTCAATAGCACTAGTACCGTCAGTCTCAAATTGACCTCTGTCATTTCTAAGTAGATAACTGTTCTGCCAAGACTTACTTCCATATCTGTAAGGGTAGTCTGTATAGCTAGGCGAAGACCCTCCTATTGTATAGAAAGGGTCGCCTTGGTAAACAGTCCTTGACCCTGCAATGTAAACCTCATCTGTTTGAGGTATCGCAGAGGGTATACACATACGCAAGTTTTCGATCTCAGAGTCAGTGGCATTACCGTTTGGCTTAGTCGCTCTAGGTAAGATAAAGTTGTTCTGATTAATGAACCCTAAACCAAAGCCGAACACAGTGCATTCTACGACCCAATCGTAATCCTCAAATGATGTGAAGTTTGGAATCTTAGAAGTGTCGATAGCGTGTTCTGTGATTACATAAGTGTGCGCTTCAGTCTCATCGCTTCTTGTAATCTCAGCTCCACCCCCCTGCAAGATATACAAAGGAAATGTGTCGCTGTCTTCTCTTAAAAGATTAAGTGCGCCATTCGTCAAGTTATCTTCTCGGTTTGACTCGTGAGTGCCGACAGCATTATCAGGAGCGTTGCTTGCGAAGTCGATAGTAGCAGAACCACTCTTGACATAAATACCAAACAAGCGAGCGACCCCAAAAAATGGAGGAAGCTTAATGCCTTTAATCGTGTCCCCAAACTCTGAGGGCTTATCCGTGATCGTAACTTTCTTTGCTGTGAAATAGCTTTGGTTTTTCAAACTTGCGTCATCGGTTACATAGTGTCCGTAATCACCACCTGTTGCGAAAATCAAAGGCACGATAGAAGTGCCGTTAGAGTCTCCACCTATGATGTTAAACGCACCGCTTGTAGAGTCTCTTTGATCAAGAATAAGGTGGTTAATCCCTTTCATATAAGGGTCGGTAGGTGAGGTTTTTCTGTGGTAAGGAATATCTTGACGACCAAACTGAGGCATAGCTTGGGTTGGGATAAGGTAGGCTTCACTACCATTCCCAAACAAATTCTGATCTCCGAATTTCGGAGTACCATCATCGTAGTTTATATTTCCAAAGACACCACCAAGACTGCCCGAAATGTTTGTATGTTTGACAGTCTTCATTCCTTGATCTCTGTAAGGTCTGAGAATAACTGTCTTTGAGCCTACATCTATAAAGCTCTCGGCCTCTTTTGTAAGTAGTCCGTTAACCGTAGACTCACCAACCCAAGCACCCTCACCCGAAACTCTATTTCCGTTCAGAGCTTTAGAGAATTGAGATGTATGATTTCCTGTAGGTAAGTAAACTTCACCGTTAGCTAATGGTATCTCAGAAACCCCTGCCGTATCTAACTGACTATTGTCATTTCTTAGATAAGGGCTCGTGTAGCTCCGAATACCAATAGTGTGTACGTCATCAAGAACTCTAGCCATCGCCCCGTGTGCAGGAGGGTACAAGACAGTTGTGGAAATAGAAATGTTTCCTTGGCGAACTGTACTTAATGGAGGAATGTAAGAATGATCCCCTGAAACGTCCCCTGCTTCCACTGCTGTGAACGCTATCATCGTGTCAGAGTCTCGTGAGTCGAGATACTGAGTTCTGATCTCAAAAGATAGGTTTAGGTTATTAACGTCTGTCGCAAAGTCTGTACTCTCATTGGAGTCTACTCTTACGAGATAGACCCAATTATCAAGAGACGCTTCATCTGTATTCGGACTGACTGTACCATCAAACCAATCATTACCTCCGTCTCCAAAGCCATACTTTAGAGAAGAAAGGAAAGGAGCATTAGCACCTGCTCCGATCACTCTGAATACACCATTGTTTGTTATGGGCGCAGAGTTATCAGGATTACCATAGAGTACGAGATATGCTTTGGAAGAGTTGCCACTGAAGTCCGTTTGATTGTCAGTGATGAGATCACTCAGAGTAGTTGTCCCATGCAATGTGGATTGATTCAAAGCCACTGTCATATCTGTAGTCGTCTTGATTGCCCACACTTTCTTGTAAAGAAGAGCATTAGTTGAAGTATCTGTATACCCTAAGAAATAAGATAAGTTCCTCAAGCTCCCTGTGCCGTTAGCGGTGATGTCAGGCACGACATTGCTAGAGGAGATCATAATAGATTGACCTAAAACAATAAACGGCCTCTCAAAGTTAGAGACTTCTGTGGGGCTTGCATATAGCCCTTGATTGCCTGTCTCTCCTGCTATGTTTGGTCGATTGTGAGCTAGGAAATTAAGTTTAATCGGGTTAGTCGATCTTCCTTTCATTTCCCTTGGAGCTACGAAACGAACTACATTTCTAGCAAGGTCTTCTTTGAGTCCTGCTCTTGCGCCCGATACACCATCAGCTCCGCCAATCGAAAACTTAACCCAACTCCCATTTCGGATAGAGAAAGTAGTTGACCCGTTGTTTTGGAAGAAGAAACCTGTGGGGTTAAACTTAGCACCTATTGTCCAAGAGTCCGTTGTCCCTGCATCAAGGCTTGCGTTAGAAATGCCTTTGTTATTGATAGAGACAGAGGGGTCGATTAAGAAAGACACATCAGTCTGCATAGTTGCAGAATCAGACCAAGTGGTACGAATACCATTAGGTGCGTCTACGATGTTTACATAGTTGTTTTGTTCTCCAACTCCCCCCGTCATAATGGAGACTTCTTCTACTTTCAATCCAACACTATTACTACCTGTCCCTGCTTGCTTGTGGGTAGTCTTCAGATTGTTGGTGAGTAAGTCTCTTACAGCGTTGTCTAAAAGACGGTTGTAATCCCACTCTCCTAGAGTAACTGCATGGCGCATATCAAGTACGTCATCTTTAGTGATCTGATCGGCATATTTCCCATCAGGTCGAGAAATATAAACTTCAATCTTAGTACCTGCAGCATGGGTCTTAGCTGTAGTCCCTGCTCTCGCCCTACTTGCCACGACTATTTCTTTCGGGTTTGTAGTTACGTCAATACTACTAATAGAAATGACTTCTCGATTAGCCCCCTCACCTAAAACTAAGAATCGGTTTGCACCACTGACAAAACCTGTGTCCTCTAAAGGAGTTGAAAAAGACAGGTTAGAGTCTAGTGGGTTAAAAGTCAGAGTTTGAGGGGTTGCCGTGTTGTATGCAAATTCTTCAGCGAGGATCGCCTGTTGTAGCCGACCTGCACTTGCTGTGGGTCTGCGAGAAATTGACCCGTGATGATTAGGAGCACCTGTACTGACAGCTTGATAGCGACTAGAATTGCGCCTAAAGACTGCGCATAAGGGAACTGCGTAAACGTAGCCATCTACAGTTCCAAGGTCATTCTGAGAATTTGTGTCTCCATTTCCTGCTCTCCATAATCCGACATCTCCGTTGTCAGATTGGTTCATAAAAGGATAACCGAGAACAGGGCTGTTTTGAGCACCTTGGGCTACAATATCCCCATCACTCAGAGCTTCTATTTCATGGATTAGATCGACACCTGCATTTTGAACTCTAAGTCTATATTGGACTTGAACTCGCTTGGTTGTCTCAAACCCAAGCGTTGGGTCTTTCAACTCATCGTCTAAGTCTAAAGTGGTCGCAGTAAAGTCTACATTTCCGTAAGGGAATACTTTGTTAGCAGAGGGCTTATTGGTAGTGTCGTCAGCGTCAATAACTGACCTCCAAACCTCAAGAAACACAATGTTTGTCTGTGAGTCTGAAGTAGGAGGTTCAGGTAGACTGATAGCATTGGAAACACCATCTTCTGTCTTAGTGCCGAGAACAGGGATAACCCACCCATTAACTAAAGCGATCAGAGGATTGTCTGCGCTCCTATTGATCTCGAAATAGTTGGTAGATTGATCGTAAAAAACGAAGTCCTCATCTGCTCTTGTAGGGTCGAGTAAGAAGCCACTGTGTGTTTGACTTCTTATCATTTCTGAAAGAGCCTCCCAACTGATCTGACCCATGAAGTTAAGCTCACTATCTAAAGGTGGCTTACCTTCTTGCCAAATCAAGTTGGAATAATTTCGGTTCGCTATTTCTAAAACTCGGCTCACACCGTCTTTAAAGTTCTCAGCCATTTTAAATATTCTCCTTAAAACATAAGGGCATACGAGAGTATGTAAAGATCATCATTACTATCGTTCACAAAAGCTAATCTGATCGAGTCAGTCCTTTGGTTGAAAGAGAAAGGTGTTAACCTAGTCATCTTCTCGTAAGTGTTTCCATTGTTCTCAGAGATATAAACAGAATAGTACAAATCATTTACTTCTTGATATGTGATAGACGGAGCTTGGTTGTTGCTTGTATATCCCGAAAGATCGACAGGAGTTTCATCATGCGTTACGACTTTTTTGACGACTCTGAAGTAGGGGAAAAACGTCTCTCTACCTAAACTATCATCTGTCAGTGCTGTGATGTCTATTTCTGAGGTTATCGCAATACCTGCCCTAGAACCACTATTTGGCTTCGGTATCATAGCCACATTAGGTACTGCACCCACTTGAAATCTTGAATATTTCTGACCTGTGCTTGTAGGAAACATTTCTGTCTTTACAAAAGAAGAAGATGAGTCCAATAAAGGCTCGTAAATTAAGAAGTCGTAAGTAGGGTATGCTTCAAAGAACTTAGCTTTAATGTCATTTATTAAAAAAGTAAGATTGAAATTGACATACTTGCCGAGTTCAGCCCCTATTTCTATGCAATCAGGGAAGTCGAGAACATACTTACCATTCATGTGCATTTCGGGGTCGAGCTTTTGACTCGTTTGTATGGGTTTATTGTCTTTTCTCGACATAATAATCATCTTAGTCTTCTCCCATTGTGTTCACATCTTGTGTCCATGCTGTACCGTCAGCAGTCTCAACTTCAAACGCACATTTCACAGAGGAAACCCAAGCACCGTTATTAGAAAAATTGTAATGGGGCAGTAATTCACCACCCACAAGGAATGGTCTTCTCCCCCAAGGTACAGTGACTTCTAAGAATACTCTAGCACCTGGCGGCAACATCGACCCACTCTGTGCAGGAATACCGTAGTATTCTAAGATGTGGTCGAGCCAATTTCCGACTTTAAAACGTCTATCTTTCGGCTCTGTACCCGTACTTACATTTAATGATCTTCCGTATCTACCTAGAGAAGCGAAGTTTCTATGACCATCAGAATAAATATCATTTGCACCTGTTGCGTCTTTTGGTGCGAGAGCATTTAAACCTGCGACTTTCGGCATATTTATAGCCCCTGACGGAGCTTCAAAAAAGTCTCCGACAGGTGTTAAAGCCATAGTGAATGAGTGGTGAGAGCTTTTCGCTTGACCTAAAATCTTAATAAAATTTTCTTGAGATGTGATTCCCGTTGCAGGGAAACCAAAGGATCCTGAACTTGCTACAGCAGCCTTCCCCTCAACCATCTCATTGGTTGAGGAGTGAGCTATTGTAATCCCTGTAGTAGCAGGAGCATGGACTGCCATTTCAAAATTAGTATAAACAGGGTCAAATATGCTCGTATCAGAATAAATGCCCGAAGAAAAAGAAGAAAGAACCCCACCACTAACACGAGAGCTTCTTGGTAAAGGTGTCCCTAATACTGAAGCACTTCTTACGTCTTTAAACGTGGCTAAAGAAGCATTTTTCTGAGAGTTGCCAACTGTTATAAAGTTGTCTATTTCATTGTCAGAAGAATAGAAGTTTTGACCCCCCCATAACATAGGCGTGAAAGAGTTTATGTCTAAGTCAGGGTAGGTGAGTTCTTTGTAATCAAATGTATCATCACCTTCTACATCAACACTAGAAATGAATGAGGTGTGGAAATTACCTTTCGCTCCAAAGCCATACTTTGAATCCCCCACACTCCAATCTTTAGTCTTAGCTAGTTCTTGATATTTAAATCGGGTAGGTCCGACAGTGACAAACCTTTCCATAACATTAGGCATTAAGTCTCCTGCTTCTCGATTAACATAAAGAGGAACTACTACTGTCCCACCCTTAAATCTCGGTTTACCTTTTAAGACTCCATCTGCAATCCTTGTAGAATTACTAGAGTGGTTATAAGAAGCAGTAGGTGATCTACCTCCGAACGCAGTTCCGTTTGAACCTCCAAGCGGAGAAAAGCTGTATTCCTCAACACTAATTTCAGACCATGAAGACCCCTCTTCGTCCATGTAAAAGTTGTCCTCAGAGTTTGCAATAGACCCTGGCAACTCTACAACTAAGTTGAAAGTCATAGAGCTGTTTCTCTTTCTCCAACTCCAATACTCGTAATCTGTAGATGTCTCAGTTTTGTTTATTCTCTTTGTTCTGAGTGTGGTATTGTCAAGGTCGTTATATCTTGTACCATTCACAGAGTTATAAAACTCTCTTGAATTTTCAGAGAATAAAGACCCAGGCATTTCTGAGTCGTCTCCATCAACTCCGAAGTTCACCCAAATTCTGTTTAATCTCGCTCCTTTAGGAGTTCTCCCAATATAAGGGCTGTTAAGCCCTGAACCTGAAGCACTTGCTTGGGTGAAAGACTCAGTTAAATCTATTCTTAGAGTTGGGTGCTGAGTGCTTTCATTTAGAAAAGCACCCTTAAATCCGAAATAGAGAGGTGATTGTAGTTGCCACCACTCACCAGAAGGTGTCCAAGTGTATATAGCTGATAAATAATCAGTTAACCCTGCTAGATTTTTTTCATAAGTGCTATACGAAAGGAAAGAATCAGAGTTACCACTCTCAATGGCATTGCCTTGTATGACAGAATGAGGAGATCCTGGGGTGTTAGAGGGGTAGGCAACGCTAGGGAATGTTATTTCCGACTCTAAGTCAGTTATAGAAGTAACGGCAAGATTTTTGAATCTGTGTGTTTGGGAAGCATTATCTCGACCCATTAACAACCAAGGTCTTGACACGTCCATCATCAGTCTTTCCCCAAAGACAAAATCCTCCCCATAATCGGCTGTATTAAGTGTTGCGGTACTTCCTGATACATTGATAGCGTTTACTGTGTCTAAAGCTAATGGAGAAGCAGGAACTACCATAGGTGCTTGACCATACTGACCATGAGCCATCACAACGGAGCTTGAAGCTGAAGTAGGACTGATTGAGACGATCTTCTCTCTTGCTATCGGTTGGAGAGCATACATAATTGGGTAGTTTAAAGCTCCCGTATTAGGCAAACCATTAGTGTAAGAGTCAGGCCAATTTCCCATTACCGAAAGAGGTGAATAGGAAATCTCAATACCTTTTTGAGTAAACCCTCCTCTTGTCCTACAAATTATATCCTCTACAGAATAAGACTCACAGTCTCCCCCTAAAAGAATATCTCCCGTAGAAGGGCAACGATTCACTCGGAATATATCAGTACCTAAGTCAAAAGGCTCATTTCCTTGCGCTGAATCTAAGTCTTTAATTCTTTGCCAACCTGAAAGCCATGAATGTGGATTAGCTAAGTGGTTCACAGAGTATCTCGAAGTGAGAGAGTTAAGTCTTAGTTGCTGTGTGTGTGTGGGCTGACCGAAACGATAAGGTCTAGGCTTAGTTAAATGAACGTAAGACCCCACATTTTCTTCTAAAAGAGGAGCTGAGAACACCCACCTAATACCACCTGTAGTGGATTGAGAAGTAGGTAAAGAAGACAAAGAAATACCTTGTGTAGACCACTGCTTTAAAGAAATATTATAGTCTGTTGCGCTTTGGTCAGATTGGTATACGGAATAACTGTATTCTGTAGTAGAAGCATTTGTGTGGTAGCCTACAAATTGGTTAGGTAGGTAACTATTCTTATCTGCCCACGATACGCAAACATTAGTGTTCACTCCTATTTCGGAAAAGAACCCTCTTGAGGAAAAGTCTTCTCTTAGCAGGGTCTTGTTATCGTTTACATGGTTTAAAGTGTCTTCCACATGAGGATTAAATTGGAAGCTGACCTCTAAAGAAGTACCACGACCTAAAAATGCCTTTCTCTGATTATATGAGAGAACTGAAGTATCTATTTCGCAAGTGATACCACAAATTAAAGGTTGGTTAATTGTAGTGGAGACAGGGAACTTAGTGTATTGATCTTCAAGTGCATACTTAACTGACCATTTAATAAACTTTTCGTCGCTGTAAGACCCCCAAGCTGAGAAGCCCACTAGCGTAGATTGCGCTAATAGTGATCTACCAATTCTTATTCCGTTTGTGTTTGAGTCTGCGTTAAGTTGCTTGACAAGATTAACAGTTCCTTGGCTAGTCCAACTAGACAATACGGATTGTGGTACGACTACACCAATCTGATAATTTAAATTGAGTGCAGTTTCATCTTTAACTTCTAAACTTAACCACAAAGGAGAGGTTGGTTGATACCCTGTCATGTCAGTAACATCTGTCGTATAACTTAACCCTGCATAGTGGTTCGCCATTTCTGTTGTTAAGTTTTGTGGTAGAAATGGGTCAGGTAAGTGAATGTCGAAGTCTTCTTCAAGATCATCAAAGATCATTCTCTTACCATTAGAGTTAGCGTCCATACAGGCTTCTAGCACAGGAGCTTTTTCTCTCATAGGTAGAGGCAAGTTGTTTTCTCTATCCCATGTTCTTATATATTCTCCACTACGTTTGATCTTCCTCACAACAGCGACATCAAATAGCTCAGTTAATGCTTCTACTTGAGCGTTTTCTTGTTTGAAGTTTACTTCGTAATCTTTTTGTATGCCAATAATCACATACCAACCCACATACGCATATTCGTAAGTACCACAAATATAAATCTTACGCCCTACATCGCTATCTAAGAAATGATAGTTAGCGTCATATAAAATAGCGTCAGCTTCCTTGATATATGTACTGTAAGGGGTTGTTGCGTTTTTATCATAAGGAACTGCCAACCCACCCTTAACAGATCGGTGTCCGAGTACAGGCACGAACTCCACATTAGGAACAACTCTAAATTTATGTCCTAATAGGGGTCTGCGAACATATCCATTATGGGAAATGTCTCCAAACCCATTCTTTTGACTTGCGGCAGTCGCTCTGTCTAAACAGGTCTGCTCATAGTTGAAATGCTGAGATAAGTCATAAAGTAACTCAGGGCTTGTATTTCCATTATTTCCAATAACACTCCCTAAATTCATAGGTCTTATTGGAGGTACTTGGTAAAGATCAAGCGAGTTCGTAGTAAGATCACTTATAGAATCATACTCGTTAAACTTATGGTTATAAGAAACGAAGTCTCCTGGGGCCGATAGAGGCTTCAAGTGTGAGTGCCACCCTCTATATCTACCTACTTCACCAATAGTATAGAAAGCACCCGAAGAAACGTCTTCTAAGACCATTCCGTCCATAACTCTAAATTGAAATTCACTTGTTAAGTTAATGTCGGAGTTAGCTGTGAAGATATTATCAATTTGAGACTGTGTAAAACCATCTGCAAGCAAGTCTGCGTCACTTAGATTAAACTCATAATCGTAGTTAGCAACACCACCAAACCCCCACTCTGGATGGACGTTTATATTGTTGTTAGAGCGTGGGTAAACAATCTTATGAATTCTTTGATTGCTTCCTGCACCTGTAATGTTTGTTGTCGAAGTAGATGGATATAAGTCTAAATAAGGCTCAGAAAGTGAGTAAGAAGCAATCCCATCTGCGAGCGAATGACCGATTAAAGTGGGGTCGAAAGTAGCTACATTAAAGAATAAGACTGATAAATCGGGTAGTCCTCCCGTTGAACCATTCGCAGTGCTCTCAACATAGAAATGATATATATTCTCAGGGAGAAGAAAATGACCTCCCGTGTTCCAAGTTGAAGTATTATTGGCAGGTAGATTTTGCTCTGTCTTTGCTTTTACAAAAGGTCTTCCATTTCCTGCGGGGTCAGTTTTCTGTTCTAAAGGTGCCGTGGCATTCGTATAGTTTACATTAATATTAACGTATTGCTTACGACCATTCTTAGTTAAGTAAAAGACAGCGAATCCCTCAGTTGAGTCTGATCTAGCTGAGTAGTTATTGTAGTAAGCGTAAACATAAACAGTTTTAGTGGAAGTGTTGAACAAACCTAATTTCCCACCCCAATTGGGGTCAGAATTTGATCTTGAATGATGGTACGCTTGAGACAGAACCCCTGCGTCATACTCCCTATGTCTTTCAGTAGACCCCACTGAGTTAGTCTTTGGTGTGAGATTCCTAAGAAGTTGACCTGTCCCTCCTGCTTCTCGTTCAAAAACTCCATGCTCTTGTAGTACATTACCTATAGTAATCGCAAAGTTGCCTCCATAAGCAAACTTAGAAGGACCGTTGTAGAACTCGTACAAAGGTAAGTCTGTGGGTGTCATTCCTGTTCTAATCTTAGACTTACTGCCGTAGGCAACGGAATCTGTATCTCCTGTGAACGAGTGGTCTTTTTCATACACTCGACCCCCCAAAGTTGATGGACCTTTGGGTAAGAGCAAACACTCTCCGTAAGCAGGTATTTCTAGCCCTCTCAAACCACGATCAGACTTAGCTCCCTTAGCCGTCGAAGCAACGATGTCAGCCCCTGTAGCGTCTTGAGGTCTGAAAGCTCTTTCGTAGATTAAACCACCACCTGTTTTCACTCTTATCCCTGCGTTTACCCAAGGTAATACCGTGTCGTTAGGGAGTGGTGGAGGTGGTGCATAAAGATAACTCTTTGGGAGTCTCATTTTAAAGCCATTACCATCATCTCTAGGGATAAGGTTTGGCAGTCCTGCTACACCTAAGAAATAAGTTAAATCCTGAGAGCTTCCTGTAGCACCAACACCCCATTCTCCAAACATACTCCATTTCTCACCGAATCGAAGTAGCCTAGACTGATAGTTCTTTGTCGTACCTGCTGAAACCTGCGCTTCAAACATACGAGCCACAGCACCATCAACTGTACGAGCGTCATCAATCACAAGATCAGAATCATGCCCTGCAACGATCACATCTCCATAAAACTCTGTCCTATTGAAACGACTAGGTAAAGAAACTGCATTTCCGTCTCGGAGATCGAGCCTAGAGTCCATCATTGGACTAGAGTAAAGGCTCAGACTTCCAAGGGAGTCAAAGTTCCCTTTCTGTGGGTGTACTCTGACTGCATTTCCTGAGACAACACCAAGACCACCGTCAAGAACGACACCTAAACCGAACCTTTCGGGATAGCCGAGAGAGACATAGCCCGACTCTCCATTTTCAAAGAGTCTCTTTGTCTTAGAAGTAATCGCTTCGTCTAATCTGTCAGTACGCTCTGAGGAGTATACAACAAGACGAGCAGGTGAGTTCCCAATAAAGTCTCCTATCCTATTTCTAAGACTTGGGTCGCTAAATGTATACCCATATATACTCACACTCCCATTGTGAGTTATCTGAGCTACACTCGGTCCATAAGCAGCAGCAAAAGAAGCTACTGATGAAGTTACAAAGGCTAGTGAAGTAGTTTTACCTCGATGGTTCATATTTCGATGAACACCTAAAAGCCTCACACCTAAAGAATAAGCGTCCTGAGCTTCTGACGGTGAAACTATAGAGTTAGGAGCAAATTCTACCTCACTCGGTGTGTCGCTATTTCCATACTCAGAGTAGGATAAGGGTAATATTTCAGCAGGTAGAGAGTCTTTCCCTAATGCTCTTGGATTAATCTCTAACCCGTTCAAATCAGCAGGTGCGCCTGTAGGACTACCACCTTGATCAACTACGTCAAAGATGAAAACGTCTTGGAAGTTGTTACCTGTACTTCGCTTTAAGATTCTCCAACTATGACCCAATTTCGCAGTAGGCTTCTTCAACACGTTATGTGTGTAATAAGTTGTGTTATGAAGCAGTCCTGTAGGAGTGAGAGCTTTTCCATCTTGGTTGGATTGAGAACTGTCGGGGTATATTGACCGAACCTCATCAGACTCTACTCTGACCATGATATTCGCCACTATAGTGTTAAGCGAAGATCGAGTGTGCGCTGAGTAGTCAGAACCGTACCCATGAAGAGTATTTCGGCTACCCTGACCTGACTCTAAGTCTGAAGCGTCTACAGGCATGAGAACAGGGGTGTCGATGATCTTATAAACGCCCCAATTGTCTACATGATCTACGTCTGTACTCCCATCGGTGTGCTTATAATCAAACAGCGCAACGTAAGCGTTCTTTAGTACAGGGAGAGCCATTGTCGCTAAGTCTGAGGAAGCAAACTGACCCATGTGAAATAAGGTGCTTCCAACGTCAGCTTCTGTTCCGTATTGACCTGGGAAGTTAGCAGTTACTTGTCTGTCCGTAGCACCTACAGGGTTAGCTAAGTCTTTACCTAGACTGTTAGAAATACCCTTAAGGTCTGCGAGAGTAAGACCCAAAGAAATAGTTGCTGTGCGCCTTACTGAAGCGTCTGTGATCACACTTGAACTTGATGGGTTCGGAGGTCCAAATAAACCAATGCCCGATGGAGTGTGCGCCCCACCTTGAGATTTCAAGTCATAAGTATTGAAACCACTCGCTGATTTCTGAGCTTGAAGTGCTGAGGTGGTCGGTCCCGTTCCTGTCTCATTGTAAGGCAAGAAAGGTGAAGTAACATCAAGAGTTTCCTCTGCATTAGAAATGAGATAGTCAGTGTTCGTAGGTGGCGCATAATCCGTGTGCATAACAAACGCTGTGTTGTCATCGCTACCTAAGATTCTGAGGTTGCGAATAAAGAGCTGAACATCACCTGAAACACGAAGACCTGAGCTTCCACCAAAAGTGGCAGACTTGTAATCAGAACGCTTGTCCATTTCCCTTGAGAGTTGACCGATTGTACTAGAAGAAGAGCCTCCTGTACCTGTTGGCAAACTCACATAAGAGAACACTCCATGATCAAGGAAAGTTTCAAAGGTTCTAAGCTCATCATAGTTGTTGATGTCTTGCCCACCTCTATAAATCGAAGTCCCTAGCCCTCCCGAAATGGAAGCAAAGCTAATCCCTGAATAATTCTGAGGAAGGCCATTAAGTAAACCAATCCTACCTCCCGAAATGAGAGAAGCACTGTTAGACCCTAATTCCCCAAAACCTCCATCAACAGCACCCGTATCTCTATTCTCAAGGAAATGAGTTGTGCTTTGGAGGTTGGGGACAGCAGAAGCTGTCAAAAGACTTCTTAAGTTACCTTGAGTCCAAAAGAAGTTATTGCCACCAACGAGAGACACTTTGAAGAGATTAGACCCCCCAATCTCCGCATATTCTGCGTGGAATACAGGAGGTTCATCTACTGTGGCTTGGTGAGTGAACAAGGGTTGCCAATAAGAAGACTCAGAGAAGCCACCGTACTGACCGTTAACTGAGGTTAGAACCGCTTTATATTCGTAGATACCATCAGTGCTTTCAGACTTATCTAATACCTTAGCTTTAGCTGACTGACGGTTTTGCCATGTGTTCGGGCTTTCTGTTTTAGTAATCTGTGAAAAAATATGGAAGTCGTCTCCAACCTCAATCACTGAGGGAGAGTAAAGGCTTCTAGCAAAGTATTCTGAGGTGATCGAAACCACCATGTCTTCATAGCCCTTATGGTTAGGACTCATAAGAGGTCTTGAGAAGCTACTACGCTCTCTCTTATTTGCAGAGAAAGTACAGATCAACCCTAAGTAGCTAGAGGCCGTATTTAAAGAGCTTGTGGGATAAACGTAATCACGAGACACCCATGTATATAGCCCTAAGTCTTCCTCGCTCAAATCATCATCAGAGTTGAATGAGAAAGAGGGGTTATCGAGCCAATGCCCTTGGGTCAAATAATCAAACGATTCAAGTGCCGACTTATCCACTGAGGCTATATCAAAAGGGAGCAAGTCAAAGTATTTCCCTGAACCGATATATTCGTTTACAGAGAGTTTATTTCTGAGAGGACTTCCTGCTCGTCTTTCATTGCCGTCATACATACCGCTTTCTAAGTAGAAAGTCGCATTAGACGTAAGCGTCTGATCATAAATTAACCTAGAGCTACCAACCAAAGGTCCAATCGGCAAGAAGCCATTTCTATCGAAAGCTAAGACTGTGTGGTTAGCCTCAGCCATAGCGTCTACACTACGAGTCTGCCAAGTTTCTCCATCGGGTAAGGTAGAAGACTCCCAATAAAGACCAATACGATGGTAGTTGCTACCAAACATACCATTGAAGACTTTATCAGATTGGAGTTGTTCAGCAGAGCCAATAGAAGCGATTACATTGATGAGTTGGTTCTCACTCTTAATCGCTTCTGCCTTGATAGTAGTTGCACTAACCGTACCCTCGACAACAGGGATTTTACCACAACCACGACCCGTACAAATAAGAGCAACAGTTATTTTATCTAGGTTGCTTATTGTATCTAAACCATAGTTAGGGTGTCTAGGGTCAGTAGAAGTTACCCAAAGAACTTGTCTCTCACCTCGTACTGTATGATTAGTGTAAGCGTCAATCTTAGCTTGAAGACCCGTGTTAATCGTATCATCACCATTATCATGGTCTTGGTGGAAGCCCTCATAAAAACCTGCTCTATTTAAGAGTCTAGCGGCGTGTCCGAAATACAAGTCTTCATTAAGAGCGTCACAAAGTGCCTGAGCTTGTTCTCTATGCGCTGTTATGGTTTGACTTGAGAGTGTAGTTGGCAGGGTACTCTCAGGGAGTGTGATTGCAGGAACTTTAATCGCTACTGTAACCCACTTATTTCCACCAACTTCTTCAAGAGATAATAAGTATCTGAATGCTGGAATAACCCCTGCCGTAGCCAAGTTTGTTGTGATGTCTTCAATAGAAATAGATTCTACATAAGAATACGCAGGAAATACGCTTGGGCTACGCCCTGCAAGCATAATCGAACTAGTGTTGGTTCTAGCGAAGTATAACCTGCCTGACTCATAGTCATTAGGGTATTGCGCTACAGCGGCTGTATTGAGTGCAGAGGTAAGAAGCTCAGAAGTTAAGCTACCTCCCGTAGCATTCTTATAGGAAATGAATTTACTCTGCCAAGGGTTAGCAGATGTCCCTGCATGGTCAAGACCTAAAACAACTCTCTGATTGTTTGTAAAAGTAGATACTTGAGCTGATCTAATCGCCCCACCCTCTACGTTCAGATAAAGACCTGTCATGTTCGGGTTAGACTCAAAGAGACTTGTATCGAACTGCATATAGTCTGAGTCGTTTGTTCGATCTCCTAAGTCATTGCTAGTAGATAAAGCTACGAGAGGTTTGACTGTGAAAGTATCAGTTGGGATTTCTGTTACATTAGACGCAACAAGATCACCCCTAGTGATGGACAAACCGATCTCATACTTATCTGAGTCAATAACCCATTTCTTTGAGTCCGAGTCGTACAATAGAGTGGACTCATCAGTACGCAAACCACTAACTGAAAGAGACATACTCCCATCAGCATTGTAAGAAATAGAACCGTCTGTGAAAGAAATGCCTTCACTACGGGCTGATCTTCCTGCAAGGACTGATTGCTTGTAAGAGAGCTTCCCATGTCTTGAGAAGTTAAACACCGTATCAGAGGAAATCTTTGTACCGTAAGCTGTACCATCAAAGTCTATAATTAACTTGTCGAGCTTCACACCATTGTTTTGGTTAGAAGCACCTCGATAAAAGAACCTAAGAGTTACTCTCTCACCGAGGGAGAAGCTGTCCACCTCAGCTTCGATAACACCTGTTTGTGGTATGTCGCTGATCGACAAAGACGGAATGAAGACTGAGTTTGTACCGTCCCAAAATGTACTATGGTCTGCTTCAGAAATGTCTAGCAGATGAGTTGCAGGGGTCGAACTTGTGTAAGTAAGAATCTGAGGGATTTTAGGAAGCTGAAATGCTCCTTTTTCCATGCCGTCTTCTAAAGTAGTAAGACGAATCCCATAGCTCGCTTCCTGCGCTAAAGGAACACAGGAAATGAAAAGAACTGTTCTTTTGAGAGGGTTTGTTGAGTGATCTGTCACTGCTTGAGTCTGAGTGTATGCACTCTTGAAATAAACAGTAGCTCCCTCGTAATCAACCTCATAAAGTTCGGGTGATAATGGGTTGTCATAATCAGCTACAAGCGAGGTAGTATCAGACGAAACTTTAGCAGGGTAAACAATAACCTCAAAACCCAACTCTGATAGGTTCGATGGTGAGTTCCCATAAATAAGAGAGTTCCCGTCCCAAGTACAAACACTCCCTCTCTGTAAAGAAGACTGATTGATCGAAGCTCCCTCACCAATGCTTGTTGAGTTAGGAGAGATAAGACCTTTAACTCTAGCTGACTCGATCTCTACAGTCTGCGCTACTTTACTAGAAAGAAGCTCAGAAATAGACCTGTGTATCGTAAACTCCACCTTGAGTTCGTTTATGTAAGTTGGATTCCAAACTACATTTCCTGAGACATGGTTCTGCTCTGAAACTCTTTTAAGTTTGATATTTCTAGGGCTAGAACCAACACCGTCTATCTCTAGGATTTCAAAGTAGCCGTAGTAGGCATTTCTCTCAGTCTCTGTTAAAGGAGTTGTGGCATTAGAGTCATCTACTTTAACTATTCTGAGTAGCTTCCCAACAACAGTGCTATAAATGTTAGAAGGATTTTGAAGCGTAGCGAGGTTCTGATCTCTAAGGCGATTGAGAGCGTCTATTTCCTCAGTCTCTATATGGAACTCACCTGCAACGGGAGAACCTGCTTGGACAATAGAACCTTTCAGATTAACTGCCTCTCCATGAGCCATCGGTACAGGAACAGGGGTGTTAATCGTAGACCCGTAAGAGGAAGCTACACCTGCATAAGTTGACGCATGGAAATCGCCTGCTTTCCAATTAGAAAGAGGTGGCTCGAAATCAAGAGAGCTTGATTTCTCAGGAGGCATAATAAAGAAAGTTGTCCCCTCAGACTTAGGTGCTTCTAAGAGACGAGAGGTCTTCTTACGGAGGAATGTAATCCCTGCTACTTTTCCTGATGGAGAAGAAAAGATTTTACCTAGAGGAGTGCTGTCTTCAATTGTAATGGTAGTGCTAGAAAGCTGTTTAACTTTGAATACTTCTAGCTCTATTCTATCGGGAGGTAAAACTGAGGGTGAGACAAGACCTACAGGGTTGTAGCTTGAGTCCCATGCTTCATAAAAACTACCCACATGAGAAACGATAAGATACAGACCTCCATGATCTGCATTCAATTCCTGTAACGAAATGACTTCGGGACTCTGAGAAGACAGGTTGGTAAGACCGTACTCTGTCTCAATAGTCTTAGTTGAGTGCTGTATCGTTAATGTATTTGTAAAAGAGTCTATGAACCAAGTCCAATCAACATGAGGGGACTTGAGAGTTGGACCTACGACTTCAAAGGAAATGGGCGCACCTAATGTTGGCGCACCTTTCTCTCCAATACGGCTTGTGTTTTCTCCGTAAGGTATGAAGTCAATATCGCCAAGGCCGACTTGACCTAAACTAGTCCTAATCTTAGCTTCGCTTGAGGTGGCTGTAGCGTCTTCTACGAGATACTCACTAGCCCAAGACCCGTTTAACTTTGTTAAGCCCGTCTTTACTTCATCTGCTCTTACAACTCTATCTCGCTGAAAAGGTTCAGAAGTAGAGTTGTTAGTGGCTTGGATTCCTTGCTCAGATTTCTTTAGACGATCAAGATCAGTAGTAGAAGCCATATTCTATTTCCCTCTTTTAATATTTTACATGAGCCATGTGTAATAGAGCTACCTATTAAAGAACAACCACTTCATCACTATCGAAGTTTTGCCCATTAGACATTCTTAGTATCTCTATACCAATCAGACCTCTTCGATCTCTCAAAGGTCTGTTGGTGGGGGTATTGTCAGTGCCAAATAAGTCAAGACCAAAAGTAGTTCCTGTTGTGTTTTGGGTGTGGAAACCGTAGTTAAATAAAGCCTTAACAAGCACAGGGGTTTCGTTGTCAGAGTTAACGAAGAAAGAAGCGTTAGGACCTACCTCTAGCTCTAAGTCTAAGTAGTGAACTGCTTCCTCTACCAAGACTCCTTCTTGACTAGAAATGAGACACCCTGCGCCATCATATTCTAGGCTCTGCTTACTCGGTCCATCTCCATTGCTTCTGCCTACATCAAGCCATGTCGTAAGACCTGGCACTTTGACGTACACAGTTATGGGTCGAAAGGCATTTTGAAAGTCTATGTTATTAAACTCAAGACCCACGAGTCTTAGTTTAAATCTACTTGTCCCTGCCATATTTTCTGAAGTCCCACTGCGTGAGAAATCGACATCAAAAGTACGGACAAAAGAGAAAGCTCTTTCTTTCCAACCTGATGTATTGAGTGAGTTGTCAGGTTGAGCGTAATACTTATCTGCAAGACCTGCCGTATAAGTTGTAGAACTGTACTGAGTCAAAGAGTTTTGCCAACTAGACTGATAAGTCTCATTAGGGATAAAGCCACTCGCTGTGTAGTCGATTGCAGGGGCTGTCAGTACACCACGTCTAGGTTGACCGTATTTCCCACCACTCAAAACATTGTTAGCGAGCTGAGGCATACCTCTCACTTGAGCATACCCCTCTATGTTATAATCACCTGATTGAATACCTCTCTGCCAATGTAGACCATTTCTTAAAAACCCTGCTTTGCCATGCTTCGAGTCCCCCTCTGTTGTAGAGACAGGGCTGTCGTCTCTCACTGATACTTCAATGGGGAGGAAGCCTTCAGGTAGTCCTGCACCCTTAAGATTGTTGTTGATCGCAGAATCTACTACTTCATAAAACCTATGATCTAAACGGTAGGACTCATCTAAGAATCTCTCTTGTGTGTCTTTTCTAGCGGTAAATAAACCACTAAAAGGCTTACGGTAAAGTTCCTCTCCACCTTGGTTTGGGTTATACGCATTTGTGTACTTGAGATACCCTAAGTACACTGTGTTAAACGATAAACCTTGTACTGCGATAATCCCTCTACTTGTTTCCAAGAAGTTTCCATATTGAGGATAATTAAGACCTGTGCCACTCTTTTCAACCTCAAGCATATCAAAGTCGTTCACATCGAACGCAACAGGTTGAAATGCATATCTCAAACTTGAGGTATGGAAAGACCTCTCATCTACTGTACTTACATAGACCTGATTGATCCCGAACACCGCAGTACCTGCACCTAATCTATCCCATACAGTTACAAAGTTAGACGTATTTCCTTGGTCTGTTCTCTTGGCTGAGATCGCATTATTCTCAACCCCACCACCTGTTAAAGCCACGTCTTCATCTGTAATGAAGATCACATGGAAAGTAGTCATGCTTGAGTAGCCTGGGCCGTACTCAATGAAGTAGTCTTCACCCACCACCATTTCTAAAGTCGCTTCGGGGCTACCTGCTGTTGCTGAGTGGGAACTCGCACTGCTCGCTCCATACTTCGGATAGTCCGTATTAAGCCCTGTGTTAAGTGAAGAAACTTCAGAAATGTCAGAGGTAAGGTTCTCTAAGGTCTGATAGATTCTGAAGCCCTCATTATCATACCTAAAGATTGAGAAGAACCGACCTGAGCTATTCGCAGAAGCAGGGTACTCGAAATAGATACGGACAGTCTTAGTTGGAGTTAACTCAATCAACGAGTGAAGCCTCGCAGAGTGATACAAAACCTTTTCAGTCGTGATTGAGTTACTTCCTGTTTGGTTAGGTAAGGAAACTGAAGAGGTCGCAATACCATCGTAGTGATAGCTAGGATCTTTAGTAGAAACACCTACAAGAACTCCCTCAGAAATAACACAAAGACCTGTGTCCCCTTCGGGGTATATTTCTGCCGTTACATCATAAACATCGTTAGATACGTTGGTAGAAATAGTAGACGGGTCATCTTGGTAGTTAGCTAAGAAAGATTGAATCTTCGTTTGATCTGTTCTCAGTGAGGGTGTTGTCTCTAAGTCTGTATAAACAGAAAGATTAGCTTCCCCTGTAAGTGAAGCTAAGTTCAAGTGAAAGATACTGAAAGGGTCATTAAACTTCCGAGCTACATTAGTATCTTCCGTTTCAATCATGTAATGAGGGTTGGTAAAACTACTTAAAGAGTAATTGTTGAAGTTCACATAAACTTGTACGTTATTTCTCTTAGTTGGGTGGTTTAAAGGTGCTTGGTATCTGTAAGGTCTACTCCCTTTAGGAAGCACATACTTAACTCCTGAAATAACCGTAAAGTAACCATTTTCTCTATTAAAGAGCGTATCACTTGCAGGTGCGCTAATAGGTTGATGGTGTTGTATGCCTAAACTGTAAAAGAACCCACTGTCTCTCCAATTAGTTATTGCTCTCTCATACACGTTAATTTGAGGTCTAACTAAAGGATTGGAAATAGAGTCAGTTGCAGGCTCTACTTGTGGGACTCCCTTATCTGAGAATCCATCATCGTCTACAGCTAAGTTGTTAATGTTCTCAGCCTCTAGCGCATTTAAGAAGTTGACACTCCAAAGATCATCTTCAGAGGGTTGAAGACCATCTCTAACAAGGTTCTCAAAAGCGTCTTCTGTTTTGAAATGAACCAAAGCATAGGAGCCTTTTTTCGATTGAGTTTCTAAGACGGCAGGACTCAGTTCAGAGTAATCTACAACGTGCCTGAACCGAGCAACTTGGAAAGTATAAATATCCTCTCCAAAAGTGATGTAGTTACCTGCTGTTTCTAACTCACCTGTGGTTGAAGCAGGCTGTAGGGTAGAGAAGAACCTCTGCCTCTCCTCTGTAGGAATCTTAATTCCATTAGGCTCATAAGAAGCCAACATAGGCATACGATATGAAATGAAGTTCCTGTTGATCTCAGTCCAAGACCCATTCCAACAATAAGCACCTCCAAGAACAGGGAGATTTCCTTTCGTAGAAGTAGTTGAGACTCCCTCTCCGAAATAACAGGCTTCGGCTTCTCTCAGAATACGAACGCTACCTAGTGAGTTTGACTTGTTCGCTTGAAGACTCGCAATCGCAGTACCTCCATTTATAAGGTCGGCTCTCTTCTTACCTGTTTGCATTTCATACAGATCGTACTGACCTGTCATCTTACTTGGGAATGCAAACTGATCAGTACCCTCAATAAAGATAGGGTTGTCAGTCGGTTCTAAACCTACGCTCAGATTGACAGCCGCTACAACTCTACTCTCTATGTCAGCTACGCTAGAAGCAGGAGTGTAAGTGAGGTTTGTCGTGTTGTTATTTTCCCATCTTAAAAGAGCAAGTGTTCCTCGGTCAGCAGGAAATAAAAGACCTGATACTGTGAAGCCCTCATTAGCACTCGCCAACTCAGGTAATGCTGAGAAAGTATCAGCTACATCTTGTCTAGGGATTACACGAGCGTGTTGGTGAGCTGAAGACCCCTTTTGAATACTACAAAGAAATGAAGCAGGCTCCCCACCACCTAAAAGACTAGCGTCGGCTGTGTTGAATAAAGTGTCAGTCTTAGTCTCATTTGCAGGAACGGTGTCGAACAGATTATAGCCGAAAGTGTCGTTGGCAGGCACTTTGAAATGGCTCGCTGTATCTGCAATCGTAATCCCCTCAAAAGTGATACTTGATTTCCTAGTCCAAATAGGAGTGTCAGCTTGGAGGAGATTACCCCAATCAGGTGCGCCTGAATGAGTAGAAGTTAAGCTACCAAAAGAGTAAGACTTACTAAGCTCACCTAATCGTGGAGGCTTGTTTTTAACTTGAGAAGCTAGGTCATCGAAATGACTTTGAGCGTCATCTCCAAGGTATGTCTCAAAAGGGTTCTCAGCAGAAATTTGTGAAGCGTCATAAGCGTCTTGCTCAATGAAGACCTGAGTCCTAAGATTAGCTTTGGCGTTGTCTTGGCAACTACTAGTTCCCTCGCCAACATTAACGATAATAGGAGGTGTACTCTTTGGCATTTCTATACTCCACTTAGAATTAGGTCTTTAGGTTTGTAGAAGCAAACTACAGTTCTCTGCTCAGTGCTTGAAAATCTGACCATGTTTGATCGAGAGCTAATTCCCTCTTCTTCGGGCTTCGTGGAAAGACCACATAAGACCCCTAAAACAATCTCGCCTTTTCGGAAATGTGGGTACGCATTTTCATCTTCAATACGAGCTATGAAAGGCAAAGCATTCTTGTGTAAAACACTCTCATCAAGTCGCTGAGAATAAGCGTTAGGCTGATAGTAAAAAGGTGATTGAGGTCGGTTGTCATATACCCCTTTATAAACCGCTCTCCTCTCTCCATCTGTGTCGGGAGAGTCAAACATAATCATACCTGTTGAGTCCATTGGCAAAACTGTAGGAAGCGCAATCAAACCTGAGTTGATAGAAATGTCTTCAAGAGTTATCTGCGTAGACCCCTGTAAGTCAGCTTCACTTGTATACCCTGCAATGCTTGGGTGTACCCCCAACTGAACTGAGGGAGAACCATAAGGATAAGAGTCTTCTGAGGTCGAGCTTCCTGCTTGTATAGACCACATCTTCTCTGAGACTTTAATAGGCTTTACAGAAATCCGAATAGGTAAGCTCGCAGGGTTATTTCTAGCACCGAAAGTTTGGTTAGCTCTCGCTTGATAATAAACTGCGACTTGATAACCATTCACACCGCTAGTTGGTATTGGTGCTCTCGCATAACTCTGAACTTGAAGTAGTCTCTGCCCTGCAAATGGAGCTGTGAATGTTAGTTGGCTATTACTACTCCCTAAACTACTAGAGGCTAAGTTGACAACTACATTCGCATTTCCGTTTGTAGTATCAAGAATAACAGGGTCGTAGTTCGTGCTGTCATCTGCATGGACTTTCCAAGGCAACTTTATAGTGGTGTCGCTACTACTAACAAGAGTGTCAGTTATAGAGGTAGTTATTCTCTCCAAACTTACCTCTCTCACACCCTCACGGAAATATATGAGAGGTGATTGAGCGACTGAATCTGAAGCTCTCTGATTGCTGTCATATTCAATCACAGAGCCTGTCGGATAAGAACCACTTGTTGGAGTTGCTTGGTTAGAAATAGGAGTGGCACTTAAGCCCTCTCCCGCAGGGTATTCAACTAAGAGTGTTACAAAAATCCTACGAGGAGAACCAACATCTCCATTAGTTGCGTCTCCCACCATTTGATAGTCAACTACATTGTTTTGACCACCGTCTACAGCAGTGCTGTTATAGTCAAGAGTTAGAGATATAGTGTTTGTCCCCAAACCCTCAACAAAAGAGAAATGGGCTTCTTGAGAAACAGAAGCGGTGTAGTTCCCCTCGTCATGCCAACAATCTAAAATATCAGTGATCTGAGTACCTGTGGGAAATAAGTCATCGAGGTGCAAGTTCTGACCTGCGCTCAAAGCATCATTCCAAACCTTAAAAGACCCTGAGCCATCAAGAGAAGAAATGTCTATTTCTATTTCGTCTCCCTGATACCATTTTGTACCAGCAGCTTTTGAGACTGAGATTGCCCCCTGATGGTTATTCGTTCCGTCAGGATATATTTCTAAGACTAGTCGTGCCACTGTAGGGACATCAGAGAACCTAGAGCAGACATGATCAAAGTTGCGAATGAAGTTCCCTCGGTTAGTAGTCCCCCCCTTACCTGCGGGTACAAGTGTCGCTGACCTACCTATTTCATCACAAACCATAGGTGCTACACTCAGTGAACCACTACCACTCGCTATAGCCCTAAAGTCTGAGCTGTCCATGAACCAAGTTTTAAGTTGGTTGTCGAGCAGGAAGCCAAACTGCCTATCTAACTCTGCGCTGTAGTCTACACCTCTAGGAAATACTCTCTTTCTAATGTCGAGTATGTCCGAATCGACAATAACATCTGAGAATAACCCATCGGGTCGATCTGACTCTCCCACCCCAATTGTTATCGTGGCATTAGTGTCGAGGTTTGCATTTGTTAAAGAAGCGTGATTGTGTAGTAGAGCGTTGTTCGCTTGGATTTCAGGGTCAAACTGACCCTCATTTCTCCTAAAAACAAAACAAACAGGGATAGCGTACACATAGCCATCGACAGTATTGAAAGCAGTAGCGGAACTCTGAGTGCCATCACCTGCAATGTATAGTCCTGCGTCTAAAGGGTGGTAGTTTTTTAAAGTGTTGACTACATACTCATTGCCGTTTGCAGGAGAGAAATACTGACTCGCAACGGGAGCTGATTGACCTCCCTGTGCGAAGATATTCTGATTACTAAAACCATCGGGTTGGGTTTTAGGGTCAGAGCCTGTACCTCCATTGGAGTAATGGAAGTCAGCCGAGTACACTCTGAAGCGATACTGCATTTGAACTCTACGAGTCGTTTCCCCTATAGCTCCGTCTCTAATGTCGTCTGTATGGTCTAAACTAGAGTCGGACTGTGTATTTCCTGCAAAGTGAATCTTATTGGGTGCAGGAATCCCTTCACCATTCGTCCCACCCACAGGATTGGTTGTGGAAGCCCCTGCACTTGTCGTACTTAAAACAATCTGATTTCCGTTTGCCCCACCATCAAAAGTAAGGTGAGCAAACTCAGTTCCTCTTGTCTCTGCTGAGACGTTCACTCCGAGAGTAGAAATGAGGTTTATTTCATCACTCAGATTACGAGCCGTCTCATAAGCAGTAGCACCTATATCGAAGTCAGTGCCTGCAACAAGGTTGATTGTCGCTCCTCCGATGGCTGTACCATCTAAGGTAAATATCTGTCCTGCTGTGATTGCTGTGTTATCGAGTATTCTGAAGTTGCCTCTAGCTTCAGAAGCAGGCGTGACTAAAGCCTGCCAAACCTCAAGAAATACGAAATCAGTTCTCTTGATGTCAGGGGCGACACCTAAAGGAGATGAAGGCGCAGGTAACTGAATCTTATTCAGCCCGTTTGCAGTGCTCCCTCCCACATATATTTCGTACCCTGCCACGTTCACTGTAAATGGGTTTATCCATATTGTGTTTGCTTGGAAATTGGGGTCGGAAATATCGTAGTAGACAAAGTTTTCACCACCCTCACTTACGGGTGATTCTGAGACAATACCACTAGGTAAAGGTTTACTGCTTCTTTGCTGAGAAATGTTTTGGACAAGGTTCAGCTCTCTATCGAGAACAGGCTTGCCTGTTTGATAAACAACACTCACCCAAGATTTATATGTCGGATCTAAGTTGCCTGATGTTGTGGAAATAAATTGCTTTGCCATTCTTTATTCCTCGCTTTCTTAAAAGGTAAGTCTCCAAGTAAGAGCGAGAACAGCCCCCGATGGTTTATTGATCACAGGAAATGTGAGGTAGTTAACAAGTACGTCAAAAGTAGTTAGGTTGAGCGCAGTGTTTCTAGCAGGGAAAACATCAGTGTTCAGACTTGTACTTGGAACTTGAGTCGTATCTCTCGCAGAAACGAGTCCCATTTCAACCAAACCACCCACGGCTTCGGACTCGTTAAAAACAGTTGTAAGATCGACAACATTAGTAGGCACAGAACTCTCTGTCCCGTCTGCATTTCGGTATACGACAGAGCTGAAAGTTTTTCTCGTCAGCTCAACTCTCAGAGTTCTTTGACGATTATCTGCAAGATCAGGAGAGTTTTGATCTCCCGAATACCCTGTACCAACAGCTAACATATTCACAGGGTTCGCTCCTGCTTGCCCACTGAATAGCATAGCCGCTAGAATACCACCGTCTAAGGTGTATATGTTTTTCTTATCTAAAACTACCTGCTCAGTGCCGTCAGGAAATGTCATTCTTCCCATTACATCACCTCGCACTTTGTAGGTGTTATCTTGGAATGAAAAACCTAGTCCAAAACCTGTCGTAGCAGGAGCGTTAATCTTATCTTTTACGTTACTCATTATATCCTCCTATTAGGGGCTTACCTACTTTCATCATACCCATGTGAGTTATAAAGCAATAACTCAGATAAACTCAAAGACCACAAAGTCTTTGATTACATTTCTTGATTGAACAAGTTGTGTTTCTCCACCTACCAAACTGCTAGACGAATTTAAAATTAAACTAGGGGCATACACCCGATCTCTATCCTGCGCTACAGAGTTCGTATTCTGATAACTAGCTCCCGATAATGAAAGTCGAGTTAAGTCATCGTCATAGAATACTTGCTCACCTGCTTGCCCCTCACTCTGAACAGAAACATTTTGGTTTGTCTTTCGGTCTTGGTCGGACTCTCCTGATCTGAGAATCCTACCTTGAGGGTTAGACATTATTTCTTCAACAGAGGGCTCTGCACTCCCAAGCTCAAACAAGTCAAAAGGGACTTGCCCCTCACTCAGAATCAAGTTCCCTGATGACCAACCCTGCCCTGACTTCAAAGGTGTGAGAGAAATAGCCTCTAACTCTATCGTCGTACCATTCTCTATGCCAGATGTGAAAAGAACACCCTTTTCAACAGTGTAATCTATTTCTGTTTTAGTGTCTGAAATAACAGTCTTAACAGATAAGATGTCTCTAGGGAAAAACCCGAACTGATAAAGAGGTACTTGGTTATTGCTGACCGTAGCTCTCCCCACAGCAAAAGACGACACCCGATCTGACGGAATACTCTGAACTTGGTCTGATCGGTTCAGGTAAAATAAACTAGGGTTTGAAGACTCCCCTACCTCCCTCAAAGATGGGTCTAAAGGCTTACCTAATATTAGGTTTTTATTTCCTAGACCATGAGTTCTTTTCACACCTGTTTGAAGGGAGAAATAGCTACTGTTCAATGGGGTTACAATCTGAGTTGAAAACAACCCTACACTCGGCTTGTCTCCATAAAACGAACCCCTCTGAACACCTGCGTAGCTCTCTACTTTACTATCAAGAATTGTTCTTGCACCCAAAGCTCCTGTCTCTTGGCGCACTCTTCTCGGTGCGTTCAAAACAAAGGTCTGACTGTTCAAGTCCGTAAAGCTAAATACGTCTCCCTCTCCATAAGGAACAAGGAAGTTTATTTCTGTACCATTAGCAATAAGACTACCAAGCAAAACCTCATTCGTTAAAGGGTTGTAAGAGGTGATTGTATGACCCTCTACGCTCTGAATGTCGTTCTTAGTTGTGGGGAAGCCCATAAAAGACTTCCTTATCGGTGCTTTGATTTTTGCGGTAGTTACCACATCAGCGGGGTCATTCTGAACGATGTGGCTAATCAACCTATTTCTCTTCCGAGAAGAAACCCAAGTGTAGTCTAAAAATAGAACCTCAACTAAACCACTCGTACTCCCTACATTGTCGAGTGTCATTTCTAAGGCTCTCAAGTAGAATACATTTCTAGCTCTCACCTCTACAAAGAAAGCGGAACCTTCTAAGAGTATTAACTCACCCTCACCCACAAACGGCAGGTTTGCATTTCCTATATCTGCTGTGAAATAACCGAGCGCATTTACAGTACCTGTACCTGTCTCTCCCAAACGAGGTAAAGACCAATTATAGCTTCCTGTTTCGGGTCTAACTTCTGTTAAGTCTTGAACACGTCTGTACTGCTGAAAGTTGTATACAATATCACCATTTCCATTAGTGGACTCAACACGAGTAAGAAGCCTATCTGCTTTGTTAACCAAAGAGCGATAAACACGGACATATTTAGCTGAGGCATATCCGTAAATAAGACTCTCGTAATTACCTGCCCTCGCTTTCCTCATATTTTCTTGAAGACTATACCCTAAAGAGAAATGTAGGTCAGACCCAAAACTCTCTGTAAACCCACCCAACCCATCAGGGCTGTATACACCTGTTGAAGTCGTGGGGGTTGATATATTTTCCCCTATGATTGAGCTTACTTCCCCTACTTTAATATGCGCAGGTTTAGTAGTGTTAAGGAGCTTACGGAGATTGTTTTGCAGGTTTATAATCTGAGGAGGAAGCCCAAACTCTACTGTGTGAGTATGTCCGTTAGCTTCTTGAACGACACCATTAATTATCTCATGCTGATGTAGCTCGTCTCCCCACCTGTAGCCTATGGGGTGTAAGGTAGAACCGACTCCTGTTTTGGGAGCTAAGACTAAATGTCTATGAGAGTCAGAACCTCCTGTGCTCGTATATCCAAGTAGAGCAGTAGACACAGAAATGAGATGGTTGCTAACCTGCGTTATCTCTACCTCAGAACCCCCTGCTGACTTAGTGAGTAGTTCAGAAATGACTGTCTCTTCAGAACCCTGTACGAGTGCCTTGGTAGTGTCGAGTATAATCTGTTTTAAAGTGTAGTCATCGGAGGCTACAGGAGTGTCTTCTTCTTCAAAGACAAGAGACGTGATTTTGGTAGTGAGGAACTCGGCTCTCAAATCTGAAATAGAGGAGTCATCTTCTAGGTCAGTGATGTCGAGGATTACCTTTGCAAACACTTCAGCCACACCGTCATAGATTATTCTATGGTTAGGTCCAAACTGCTCCGTGTTGTAGTTTGAAGCTGTACCACTAGCGAGCGTCTCTGAAATAGAGTTCGAGAGACTACGAACAAGAAGTCGATTCAGAGTTGATCTTGTCCCAAGTACATCTCTCGACTCTCTAAGGTCATAAGGTAAACTCATTGTACCTCCTCAAAAGTGAAGCTCAATTCTCCCACAGAGAACGCTGAGAAGTTGTTTAACCTCGCCTCAGAAATGACTTCATCTTTATCTTCGACTACATAGTCTACTTCAAAAGTATAAGCAGATGGGTCGTCTCCGATTTCAAGACCGACTACAATCTTACTACTACTATCCTCCACTCCTGCTAAGCCTGCATTTCCTATGAATGAAGCAGTATTTGACAGCCAATTTGAGGACACAACTCTTTGAACGTCATCAAGCAACGCCAAAGATGTCTCTACTCCCGTGGATTTATTTCTCTTAAAGATACGAGCACCCTCTCCACCCTTATCTTGAGGTGTGTTTAGAAGCCTAGTATCGACCACCCAAACCTTTACCCTAGAGTTAGAAAGAGAGGTTATTTCCCTGTACCCACCAAGAGAAATTAAGACTTCTTCTCGGACAATGAAAGCACCCTCCTCAAAAGACATTCTTGTGAGAGGTAAGCTCACATGACTAACACCCTCAGTTGCATTTATTTCTCTGATCACTTCGGAGGGTCTGACTGCGCCACCAACAGACTCAGAAAGTATGAAACTTGTGAGCCTGTATCTTAGTAAGCTGTTTACCTCAGCAGAAGAATAGCCTGCCTCAAGAATGACTGTAGCTGTTATGCTCAAAGGCACTTCTCTGATTTCCTTGACGACAACATCAGCACCCAAGTTTTTCTGTTCGTCTAAAATCGTCTGAGCTGTCTGAACTACAAGGTTTGTAGTGTATGTAACTACGATGTTCTCTAGGTACTCATAAGAAATGAGTATCACCTCCCCGTCAGAAATGTTACTTGCGCTTGTACGCTTAATAGAAATCTGACCTACACCATCGTCATCTATGGTGTAGTCGGGACTTGAGGTGTAGGGATTAGAGTATATCTTTCCTGTTAGACTCTTAACGACTAAAGAAAGAGGGTCTGCTCCAAGTTTATCAAGTCTCTCCTCGTAAAAGCCCACGATTGTATGGCTTTCTTCGGACACTGTTTTGATCTTATTCTTGTCTTCGTTAGAGAGTGTGATGGACACGAAATCTTTAGACGAACCTCCAAGCAAAAGAGGGTCGTTATTCGTGTTCACTTTGTAGTTTTCTACACTACTCCCATCTTCCCAAACGACACTTGAAACACTGCGTACAGGTTGCCTTGAAAGGAACATTTCTGAAGTAGAGTCGCTTCTCCAATCACCTAGCAAAACTTCTGTGATTGTGTAGCTTGGCTGAACAATAGAAATGTCGAGCGCAATCGTCCGATAATCTTCAACGGTGTAGCCCGTGAGATCGAAGTATTCTCCGTTCGACTTTCTTAATCCGTACTGTATTCGTAAAGTAGTGTCGGGGTTGTAAAATGACCTGTTAATCATTTCATAGATGGGCTTATCTACTGTCGCTTCTAATGACCTAAAACGATAAGCACCCAAGCCACCTACAGGCACAAATCGAGAGCCGAAAGACGACTGAAATGAGGGTGCGAAGATGTCTGTTACTTGACTCAGACTTTCGCCTTTAATCCATATATCAACAGCACCTCCAAGTCCTTGATCTCTCTTCATGTAAATACTTGATGCGTCTACAACAAAAGAGTCTTGGACTCCTGCCACAGCCCTACTCAAACGCTCATAACCACCTCTAGTGCCTCCATCTATAGAGTTCAAAGCACCTAAAGCCCTAGTGGTCAATTCTAAGTTTGTTTCTCGATCTAAGCCACCGAATGTTGGAGACGGGTTAGTTACTGATAGCCCTAGAGGTGCGCCTTGATTGATCTGACCCGATGTGAGATTTCCGATTAGACCACCATCTACTGCCACAACAGGTGCTGTTACAGAATAACTCTTAGTTACAGGATTGTAGAACTGAGACGCAGACTCTAAAGGTATGCTGACATTCGTAGTCGTCTGAAATATAACTGTTCCGCTTTCAACAACAGTGCCTGAAGGGATATTAAAACTGAATGTAGGAGGAGTCTTTGTTGAAAAGACAACCTCACCTCTCGCTTGGCTTGACTCTCTACGAGACACCCCAAAGTTTGAAGCGAGCTTCTCAAAACTAGCGTCAATCAAAGCCTGTACTTGAGAAGCGTCTTGGAGAAATAGAGCTGACTGTAATGCTGTCTTATACTGAGAGTTCTCTACTGTCAAAGACCTACCCTCATTTAAAGGGTCATCTATCTGAAGCAACCCTAAGAAGCTAGAGCTACGGTAGGAGTAATCTAGCAAAAACCTAGAACGCTCCATTTCTGAAACGATGGGGTCTATAATAATATCTCGAACAACGCTACCTGCCTGCACAGAAATGTCAGGCTGAGCAAGGTAGATTGATCTGATCATTTCCCTTGTCAGATCGTCTCTCGAAACTACAGGGATAGAAGTATTTGAAGCCTGAATCTGAACGGGCTTACCCGACACCTCTGTTGAATACGCAGACTCGACCTCAACTCCATCTACAACCTTTGTTGAAGTTATGATGTAAAACAAAGGACTTGAAGCAGGTAAGCTCGCAAAACTCCCGTTTAAGATTGTAGGTGGGAACGTATCTTCTGTCCCACCCCTAAAGTGCCTAAAAGAGATTTCTGTGCGTAAGTAAACTTGGCTTATTACCGAAGAAACCCTCATACGACTGACAGACTCAGGGACTTCTATTTCCCCTACTGTCGTGTTCGACACATCTACGGTGTTTACCTTTTGAGTCAGACTTACTTCTGCAATCAATGGGTCTACGTCTTCAGCAGATATATCATTGACCACCGTACCTACGTTTTCAACCACCTCTGACCGACTACCGTATTTCGCAGGGTCTATAGGCTCAAGATTAATCTGACTATATCCCTCAGCTCCGCCTCCCGAAATGGTACTCGCATACAAAGTATAGAAAACAACATCAGAGTCCACATGAGGAAACACTATGTTTACTGCGTTCGCTTCCCTGCGTACAGAAATACCCAAAGGAGGTTCAGGCACGTTTAAGACTTCACTTGAGAGGACTACGTTTGCCGTTGCTGATGAGGGTGTATTGCAGTGGTCGTTAAACACTAAACCGAAAGTGTTTGCTCCATCTGAAAGCTCAATCCCATCGGGAAATACGTTAGGGTTCGGGAAGACAAAAGTAAGGTCGCCATTGATCAGAACATCACTATCTACAGAGCTGAAAGTCTCTCCCTCATAAGTGATAATGATCGAACCTGCTGAGGAAATATACCCCCTCAGAAATATATCATTTTTTGAAGTGGAATAGGTGGCTGTCCCTGAGACGCTAACACCATCGGGCTTCGTTATGTAAATCATGCTAAGTCTCCATCAAGAGGTATAGAACCAGGTACTGCGAAAACGAGGTTTATTCTGACAGGTTGTGAGGAATAACTCACTACCGTAACTGTAACTAAGTATGAAGTCTCATCATCACCAACAGTTGAAACCTCTACATTTCGTACCTGTTTTACTCTTTCCTCTTGGCTCATTGTCTGTATTCTACTTTGTTGATTCTGAACATTAATCAAGTCATCTAAGGCTCTCCTCACCGACTCTCTCAATGAGTATACTACCCCTTGACTCACCTTTTGTCCGATTAACCCCATAGCAGTAGAGCCATACTCTTGATGAAATGGGTTCGAGCCGAGCCTTGTTAATAAGGTTTTCGCCACTCTTTGATAAAGCAGGTCATACCCCTCAACCATTTCCAAGCCACCCTTATTATCAAATCTAAAGTCATTCTCTACTCCTGTACCTGAACACCTCCTGCAAAATGACTTCTCACATAGGTAAGAAAGATCAAGCAAAGAAGAAGAATGAAATGATTTAGTTAAGAGGATTTTATATCCCGTAAAGCCAACTCTCTTGCTGAGTCTCCAAGGTGGAAATACCATCTTTTTAGAAGCTCTGTAAGACGTACCTCGGAAACCAAATGTCTTCAGCGCAGAACCCTTTAACTTAAAGTTATCGAGTTGCTTATCATCTGTAATTGCAATCCCTTTGTTTGACTCTAAAGCCCTCAAAGGAAATGGAAGTTCAGTATTAAGAAAACTTACCAAGTCCTTCTGCTTATAGATTTTAGCAGGTATCTCTATTTCCTTGTCTGCGATTTCTGCCCACCCTACAATCAGTTTGTTAGCTCCCGTTTTTATTCTATAGGGAGAAACACTAGGAAATACAGCCTTCGCTTCAGAATACAATCCCTCTGAAGGTACCGAAACACCATCCATTCTAAGCTCTAATAACCCATCACTAGAAATAGGTGCTACAGGGATAATCTCACGACCCCCTACTATTTCTACTTGTTCATATCGTATATGGTGTGGGCAAAGGTGAGCTATACGAGCGTCTATACTCATTTCTCCCTCTCTTTCTAAATTTTATCTCACGAAAGAGAGAGAGAATAAAGTCTCTATTACTTATTAAGAATCCTGATCTAAACCAACCAACTTGGCGAAGTCTTCTAAGCACTGAGGTTCAATGCCGAGAGATAAAGCAAGATCATCGTCTGCTTTATTTACAAAAAGACCACCTAAAAGCATACAACCATGAATGAAACTCTTAGTACATTGAATAAGGTCTTCTTTCGGCTTATCTGCCTTACCCTGTTTGGGGAGGTTTAGGTCTTCTACCCTTAAAAAGCCTGAGTTAGCAGGTGCGTCTATTTTCACAGCCGTTTCAAAACTCTCGCTAGGTACAAAGAAATCTCCAATGTTTAAGACCTTTGTTCTTAATTGATCTCTAATATCCTTCAAAGCGTCTTTAACGGCAGGGCTTACTCCTGTAGGTTCTCCTTCTTCATCTAATGGATTCTTTACTTCTTGCATTCTACTTATTACTTCTTCACCAATACCAAGAGCTTCGTAAATCTGAAAGTGTTCCTCATCTGGAAGGTACTCACCATCTTCATCAGGCTGATCATCGAAAGCATTTTCATAGACATACTCCATCGCTTCTTTAGAGAGCGCAATTCGATTAGTTAACATAAATCCGTCTACATAATCAGAAATGGATGCGGCTGAAGCGTCTCCGAAGATGTTATCAATACTTGGGCTGAATACAGTACCCGATCTTCGGTCAAAGAACTTACGAGTTTGACCGAAAGCTGACATGAACCCTCTAAATCGAGTCTGCACATATAGGGGGTGTTCTCTAAGAGTCGGGAAGCAATCGCTAAGTGCCTCTCCAAAAGCAAAGTCCATCACAGCGTCAAGATCAGCCGATACTAAGGCTCTGCTGACTTTATTTCTAACATCAGAACTCGCTAAGAGCGAAGCCATCGTAATGTCTGACAGAACCCTAGTGTTTTTGTTGCTGTTCTTCCCGTCAATAGAGGGGAGACTCGCCATATTCTCGTTCATCTTCCGAACACTTCTCCTGAGCCGTTCTTCGGCTTTTTGGGTCTTTGTTCTTTTAATGGTAACGTCAAGATCAGTTTCTCTTACGATCTCGTCTACTCTCACAGAATATGGGGATTTGCTATTCTCATTTCTTTGTTCACGAGCTGAGGACGCGGCTACAGAACTTGATCTCGTTCTATTATTTGACAGACGACCCATTTTCTTTTGGAGTTCGTGAGTTCCTGCGCCTATTTCTGCGAGGGTTTTTCTGTCATCCTCTGTTTTTTTCTTCTTTTTCTTCAATCTTGCTTCTAGCTTCTGTAATTCTTTAGAAGCCTCATCAATTTGCTTGTCAGTTTCAATTCTTGAACGAACTCTAGCTCTCTCAGCATAGTCAGTTAAAACGTCAGCGGCGATTGCGTCTCGGAGTGTGGTAAACGCTTTCATTACCTTCTTCTGAATCTTTTTATCCAAAGACTTTATAGACTTTGAAAGTCGAGCTTCAGGAACCAAGAAGTCTCCCTCTCTTAAAAGTCTCTCTATTTCTATTTGGACTCCCGACTCGACATGACCATCGCTTGCTTTTCTCCAAGCAGACTGCGCATTGTTGATTGCAGTAGAGATTTGAGCTTCAGATAAAACAGGACCTTGTTTGTTCACCCCCATCACAGACTCTATGATGTTTGTGGTGTTCATTCCCATCTTTTTACCAAGCCTTCTAGCTCGAAGTGCTCGTTTTTGAGAGGGGAATTTATCTGAACCTCGCCTTGAGCTAGGCTTCAGTTCATTAATCATAGCGTCTCTTACAATTTTAGCTTTAAGACTTTCAAAAGCACTCGCAAATTGACCGTCTTCGTCTGACTCTACAATCGCACCAACAGCGTTTCTGTAGTTCTGAGGGAAATCTGCACTGTATTCGTTGTATTGAGTAAGAATATCTGTAAACACTTGGTTTACTTTATCTTCAAAGTCTGAGGGCAGGTTATCGTAGTCTGTTGCCTCATGTAGCTTAGTAGCTTCACCCACAGCTTCAAGAAATCCAAGCTCAAACTTGTCCATATCAGTGGGACTGAGGAAGCTAGGAGGTTCGGGCATAGACCCTATATCAAGCGTCATCTCAATAGATCGTAAGAAGTGTCTCACGTTATCAAGATTATTCGTGAACTTATCAACAATAAAATTACTCCCTTTCTTCTTATAAGGGAAAGTAATAGCACCTGAAAGAGTTTGAGAGGCTTTTTGGATATAAATCCTATAGTCGTCAAGCTCTTTCATTTTGTCTTTATACTGATCGTCTTGGAGTAATGCTCTTCTTAATTGTGAGAACCTACTCATATCAGTATTCGTAACTTTACCTGCAAACTGAGAAGCACCACCTTGACCCTCTGTTGCAGAAGCCATGTAATCTGTAGAGCTGAGTGAGGATAGTGGGTGGTCAGAAATAGTTACCCTACCAAGAGAAAGATTCAAGTGGTCTTTAATAGCTATACCAATCTCAAGATTCACACCACCGACAACAACTTTCGATAAGTCGATACTTTCGAGTTCAGCGATAGCTTCTTCATTCTTTTTTCTACCACCTTTTGTAAGCTCTGCGATCATTCTTTTAAGTGCTAACTCAGTATGTCTCTCAACAACCTCCCAGAAGCGCACATATTCTTTGACCGTCTCGTAGACTCCGATACCTGCCTTATCAGAAATATGAGCAGACATTGAGTCTAAGAGTCGTTGTGCTTTAATCATGTCTTCTTGGTATTCCTCAAAGTCGAAGAATTCGCTACCGCTTGAATTGACAAGAGTGTACTCCCCTGTGTCTTGATCAAGCACGATCTTATTTCCTTTGTCTTTAAAGGCTGTGAAAAGACCATCGAGGCTTTGTATGTTGAGCTTTTTCTTCAACTGCACTCTTAACGAATGAGACTCTACTTCCCCTGACAGACTCGCTGTGTCAAGGAAGCCGAGTTCTCTCTTTGTCAACCGACCTAACTGAAATAGTCTTTTGTAAGCGATTGATCTCATTTCGGATTGGACTGAGGCTTGAGAAGAAACGTGCTCAATATTATCAAGAGCAAATCTGAGAAGTTCTGCACCTTGAGGTCCATCTATTTCTTTAGTGAAAGCGACACCCATGATCATAGCTACGTCTGTTTGAGGGTCAAGAGCACCTGCTTTTTGCTTAGCGAGAAGTGCTTCAGCCGCATCTCTTAACTTCTTAGACTGAAGACCTCTATTTTGGTACTCATCTAAGAATTCTTCTGCATACCCACCGTCAAAGTTCAGCTCTGTAAGGCTGTCGTAAATACTATCCCAACTCTCCTCCGCAAGCATATTTCCTGGGACGCTTATATTCTCTTCTTGCCTCATTCGGTTAATGGTGAAGTCTCTGATAGTGTTCTTGGCATATCTAAACTTGCCGACAATAGCCGAAGCCAATCTAGTCCAATCTCCTGACCTAGTGCCGTGTTCTTCTTCAGTCAAAGACGCTCTTTTTTCGTAAGATTTACGAGCAGTTGTAAGGTATCTTGCTAAGAGCGACTTCTTACCTTTAAGTCTTCTGATGTAAGTAAGACCAAGGCTCTTTAGGTAATCGTCTCCCTCCATAGCGTGAACATCACCTGTAACAACATCTAGTATTGTATCGGCTAAGAATTCCTGTACGGGCATTCCACCTACAGTAAGTTTGCTTCGATCAAGACCTTTAACTAATGACCTCAAAGAAAAGCTTCTTCGAGCAGTTTTGTAAAGCTTAGTTACCTCTTTCATACGCTCAGTTTCTTCAGAAATGCCCGTACCCTCAAACAGCCTGTCAAGAATGTGAAAGTCATTCATTCTCTTGAGGTACTGCTTGGGGTTATCTTCTAAAAGCATTAAGTTAAACTGTCTAGGTTTCAAGTCGTCAAAGTCAACACCTGACATCACTAGAAATAAGATGTTGAAGAAAGAGCTTTCGTAAGTGTTGATTATGGTCTGCAAGTGGTTGATGTCTTCTCTTGAAAGATCGCTTGCTTTTTTAAGAATGGTAATGAGCTGACTTTTTGTCTGCGAGACTTCTGAAGCCGTCTTTGTTTGATCTCCGTAAATCGACAAAGAATATAGTTTAGCAATAACACTTCTTAACTGATTTGTACTGACGTTCATTCTGCTTTTCCCCTCGGAGGCTTGACCTGTGTTTTCAACATAATACCGCTCTATAAAAAAACAATCGAAACAGTATTGACAGATGTAAGTCCATGTGATACTAACTACACACACTGAGCGAAGAGTCTAAGACTCACTAAGTCGTTCATTTTATCCCTGAGTGCAGGAGTACACACATGATAAACCAAACACAAGAGCAAGTCTCTTGGGCGGAGCCTATTTCTTCAGAATCTACAATAATAGCAAGTTGGGGGAATGACTTAGGTCTAGCCTTTAAGCCTTCGACCTCCGAACTCGAAATTGATCTAACGGTCGAACTTGATCATCATTTCTCTGATCTGCCCAAACTCGATCTGACGACTGATCTTGCCCATCATTTCTCTGATCTTCCCAAACTCGATCTGACGACCGACCTTGCTCACCATTTCCCTGAGATTCAGACTCGTGTAAAGAACGCTCCACGAGAGACTCGTAAGACCAAGCGCAAAGCAGAGTCAAAGTCCATTACTCTCAACGAGACTGCAAGCTACCTGTACGCACAGGGGGATAAAGATATACGCTTCTCAGAGTGGAAATCAAAGCTCATCTACTTCTCTTCTGTAAAGCACAGTCTCTGTCGGACAAATGAAGCTGAAGATACAGTCTTAGAGTTCCTTTCATGGGTTATTGAAGAAGATAAGCTCAAAGATCGAACACATAAGAAAGTGCATTTCAATTGGGTACAGCGAAAAATGTTCTTTCAGTACATGACACGTTTGAGAGAGACGCAGGGGCAAGACATTTTGCATAGACATAACAGTAAATATTGTCGTACTCAGCAAGAGAAGAAGCTAGATACCGAGTTTAAATGGGTGCCTCCCACCACTCACTCAAAGTTCAATCAATATAATGATGAGGGGAAGATCACTAACTCTGAGCTGTACCTCAACGACCAAACGAACGTAGAAGAAGAAATGACTCAGAGTAAGGGTTGGTCTTTGCTCTTCGATGAGGTCGATTTGATGTTGTCTGACGAGGAAGACGTAGACAAGAGTCTTTGGGCTTCAATCCTCACTGATTTCTTCCAAGGCACATTTGATGGTGTTTCTAAAGTAAAGCGAGAGCAAGATGAGGCATGGGCTAACTCTTGTGAGATCAGCGTACAAGAACTCCGATCTATCAGACGTAAAGTCCTTAAAATGGTGAAGAAGAACCCAAAGATCGTGAAGATCGCAACGCAGTATTTCACTTAAAAATTAGCTCTTAAAACAGCTTTAACGACTTAGCAGACGACCCCTCGCTATCTCAGTAGCGTTCTCTTTGTTTTGCTTGTCAGAGCGATTATAATCGGGCATTTCAACATCAAAAGCGTCTCCCATAAGCGAGCCTAAGATGAACAAGCCTACATTGCCTCCAACAGCAAGTGCTATCCCCCCTAGCAAGTAGACAATGACTCCGAGAATTGCAGAGATCAATAAAGTAGCTCCTGCAAATCTGAACGCCCGTTTGATTGAGAAAGAGAAATAATCATAGAGACTTCTCAATGAACTTTTGGGTGGCGCAGAGTCCACGATCTCTTGGAACTTCTTGTCTCTTTTTAGCCTTACAATTGCTCTCTGTATTTCTTCTTCGTCAGCACCTTGGAGTAGCCTCTGCCAACCCCTTGGTAAAGAAGACATCATTTTTACAAGTAGCTTTTTAGCTTTACTAAGAAATGCTTGTTTCTCCATTTCAGCTATTTTCCGATAAGCTACTCGTTGTATCATTGCTTGTTTATTCATAGTGTAACTTCTTTACGTTTAAGGTTTTCGTATGGCGAGAACATCACCTTCGTTATCAAACCGACGAGCTAGAGATTTCCAAACTCTAAGTGCGTCAGAACTTGTTGATCTACGATGGCAGTAGTTCGGGATAAAAAGAAATGGCATATTGTCATTCTGAGATAAAGCTCCTGAAATCATATTCTCATACATCAATAGCCCAAGCCCTTTACCCCTATAATCAGGGTCATTTAAACGACTAAGAGTAACTTCTACTACTCGGACATTTCCCTCTGAATCAATCAACTCAGGAAAACGATTAATCAGAGATACCATTTCTTCGCCACATTTGAACTTTGAAATTTCTTCTACAGTGTACTTTTCAAAGTTAGCTGTAGAGATCCCTACCATACTCAATCTGTAGTACAACTCTATTTTCAAAGAGCCGTCCCAATCCGACCTTCTAAAATCAATTTTATAGTTTTCGGGCAATGAAGACCTTGCTCTGAGGTATCGACTTGCTACTCTCTGAGGGCTGTTCATCTCTTCCCCCCATCATAAGCAACAGCGTGTCCCTCTCTGATCATTATGTCATTGATTGACTCACCAAGCTCTTCCATATCCTCAGAGTATGTCCACATAACTCCAAGCCACCGACCAAATTTACCTTTTTTGACGGTGTGTACGATGATGGTTTTACCTTCGATCATTTCCTTGAGGAAGTCTTTAGCTGCATAGCCTCTAGCTTTCTCTTCCAAGTCTCTAGTTCTTATTTCGGGTGTATTTATCCCGACTAATCGAACTTTTACACGAGCGAAATGCTTCATGCCTTGGTCGATCATTAAAGTGACAGTATCACCGTCATATACAGAAAGGACTTCTGCTTTATAGTGGTATAAATTAAGACTCATTTCACACTAGTCCTTTACGTCTCATGTGGAGATGAGCAACTCGGACTGCGCCTTGTATGTCTTCTTTAGTAGCTTCTTGGGCAGGGATTAGCTTCCCTCTAGCGTTCTCTAAGAAGATTTGCTCAGGTGATTGCTTTGCTTCTTCTTCGATGTCTTCTTGGAACGCATCTTCTTCACTCTTAGCGAACTTGACCCATAGCTTTTTAAAGCCTTTCATCAATAGCTTTGCCGCAGAGGACTTGGCAAAACCCACCTTCCCGTACTTGTAAATAAAGGTCTTAAACAAAAGTAGAAGCCCTGCCATCACTCCTGTTCCAAATGCAGTAGCGATGGCAACTTTACCAAACGCAAGATAAATGAAATACTTAAAGAGTCCATAAACAGACCCTACAAGCAAAGCACTTGTACCTGCTTTGAAAACACCCCATTTCCCACCATCTGCGTTTGTACCTAAGACTTTGCCGTAAGTCTCTTTCATAGCTTCCCAAACGCCTACAGGGTTAATTAGAGCAATCGCTTCCTCAACGATTTTAATAAGTGCTTTTCCTGGAAATTCATCTTCAATACGAGCGACAAGGTAATCCTCTAAGTTCTCATCTCTAGCTACATTTCTGAGTTTGGTTACTGTCGGAGAGAGGTCGCCACTTGCAAGGCTGTACTTTGCCCACTCGAACCCTTTGAAATAAGAAGCGTAATCAATGTTTTCTTTTGCCGCTTGGACGGGCGTTAAATACTCAGGTTGTATATCTCTAGGGTCTAAATATTTAGAAGCTGAAATGTATTCATTCGCTCCTTTAAGGTACGACTGAAATACGATAGGACCCATCTCCTCAAAAACCCATTTCTTAAACCAATTAGAGAAAAAGTTTTTGAACTCTCGATCTCCGAGAAATACCTTAAATAAAGCTGTAACTCCTCGAACCACCAAGTCTTTAAGACCTAAAATAAAAGCACTCCCAAGAGAAAGAGCATTAGAAACCCAATTCTTTACCCCTTCCCATGCGTCTCCAAGCCACCCTGCTGTCTTAGCTTCTCTCAAAGCAACTTCAAACTGCATACGAGCAAGTCTGAGTTGAGTGGTTTTATCGACATTAGGTAATGAACTCGCTCTTTTACTGCGAAGATTTCGTTGGAATGTTTGTGGGTCTACAAGTAAATCATAAGCGTACATATCTGCTCCTCAACTTTAAAATGATCTCTTACCCACCACTACAATAAACTATCTATAAACCACTCGTGTCGAACTAGAAATAAAAGGAGTCCGAAATGGGTGCAGGCATTATGTTTCAGAAAGACGGAAAAGCCCTCTTGCTCAAGAGGTCTAAAAGAAATAAAGACCGATGGGGAGGCTATTGGAATTTCCCTGGAGGAACTACCGAAATGGGAGAAACTCCATACGAAACAGCCATTAGGGAAAGCCGAGAGGAAGTAGGTCCACTACCTCCTTTTAAGATATACAACCACGTCTCCATAAGAGGCTACACTCTATTTCTAGCCGATGTAGCGTATCAGTTCACTCCAAGGTTAAACTCTGAACACACCGAATGGGAGTGGGTGGAGTTATCTGATGTAAAGGAATACCCTCTACATATTAAAGACAAGAAAGCGATAAGGAAAGTCCCTATGCCTAAGAGACAAGAAGAGAAAGTTATCCCCCCTGCTCCTGTCCCCCCACCTAAATAACTCAACCACCTCGACAGATGGAAATGAGGTACATTATTAAAGAAATGGCAAGTAGGATTGCTACAAAAGAAGCGATCTCAGAGTCGGGGGCTTCCTGAGTGTAGGACTTCCATTTCCAACCTAGATAGAACCTAGACATGATCGTTTTTAGGAGGGGGGTTATCTTCACCACCGAGAGGGTAGTCTAACCAAGAAAATCTCTTTCTTGTCTCAAGATACTGAGTAAAGTCATCACACTCCCAAGCCTCCTGCTCAAAGCGAATCGCAAGGTAAGAATCACGAGTGAAGCCTTTCTTTTTGATGATCGCTGAATAGAGGTAATCAAAGAGGTAGACGAGCAAGAACCCAATCACAAATGTCTCAAGGTACTGCTGAAAATGGATAGTCTCATGTCGCTTTGTTTTCTCGCTTATTTCTGCTCTTGAAAAGACAAAGCAGAAAAGGGTAATCGCATTTATTTCAATGGGTGCGAACTTGCTCAGAATGACAGGGACTTTTGAGTGTTCAAAAAACCAAGGTTTGAGGTGTTTCATTTTTTTACCTTTCTAATAGACTGTCTATAGACGGCTATAAAGAAAGCACAAACGAAAGGAAGCGATATGAGGTCTGTTGAGTTCAGAAGAACCCACACTACATTAGTCAAAATGGTTCACATCGGAATCCAAGAAATAGTAAAAATCTTTAATGAAGTAGAAGACCCTCTTGTTAAGACTATTTTGTTCCGCAGGTGGAAAAACAACTATGACTTCCCATCAGGTACAGCCCGTATTTCTGCTGAGTTTAGTGTTTTAGGTCGAATTTATAGAGAGAGTCTAAAAGACTATAAACACTACGATATTCGCTATAGAGATGACCGTATTAAACTCGCTCCCATACAGGAGATGGAGTTAAGAAAAGCCATGCGAGATGCCATGAAATGGACTTACACCTATTGGAGTGCAGTTACGATGGCTCGCCTTATTGTCCGAGGTGGTGGGTATGACTTTATGGATTTGCATATCAGGGAATACAACCTAACAAGAAACAACCTCATGTTACACTCTGATTCTTTTAGTGAGCTTCTCTCGATTTTCTTCGACTGACAACCTGACAGTCTTATATATAGAGCCTAACCCACAATCACAGAAAGGCTCTGTATGGAAAGCGAAAAGCTTCTCGCAACGATAGAAAAGTTGCGTAAAATACGCACCAAAAACGACCTTAAAGCCCCTGCTTCAAAGACGTTAAAGACTACCTTAGATAACGGCTCTCCTCTTGTTCTTAGACAGTACCAAATACAAGGTATATTACACCTGCTTGCCATGCCACGCTTTGTGCTTGGAGACGATACAGGTTTAGGTAAGACACTTCAAGCTGTCGCCGCATTGAGCTACTTATGGGATAAGAAGCCTGATATTCCTGCTATCATCTGCACTACCAAGTCAGCAGTGGGTCAGTGGGAGTCAGAAATAGATCGCTTTACTATCGGAGTTAAAGTTTTCAAGTGCTTAGGTACAAAGAAGAAAAGGGCTAAAATACACGAAGAGTTCCAAGCCTATAACGCAGGACCTAAAGCAATGATTATGGGCTACAGAACGGCTGTGATGGACTTCCAATACCTACAGCCCATCGCAGGACACATAATGATCTTCGATGAAGCTACGGCTTTTAAGAACGACAAGGCTCAAGTACATCAAGTGTGCAAACACCTCGCAGGCTCAGCCGAGAGAGTGTGGAGCTTGTCTGCTACGATTATTAAGAACAGGCTAATGGAGGCATGGGCAATCTACAAGGTTACTGTGCCTCATCTGTTCACTACCAAAACCTCTTTTATGCGAGAGTATTGTATTACGAGAGATCAAACAATCCCTGGATCACGCAGACGCATTAAGATTGTAGTAGGTCATAGAAAGAGAGATGTAGAAGCATTTCGCACTCACATCGACCCTTATTTCATAGGAAGACCTAAACACGAAGTTGCCCAAGAGCTTCCCCCCTTAACAACCAAAGTCATTTCTTGTGAGATGTCCAAGTCTCAAAAAGGGAAATACAAAGAAGCCCTTGAGGGTCTGTTAGAAGTTATCGACCCCGAAACAGGTGAAGTAATAGAGCGTGAAGTTACTAAGCTGACAGCAGTTACAATTTGTCAGCAAATCGTCAATCACCCTGCTCTTATTGACTGTGATGGAGATAGTGGTAAGCTCGACACTCTTTTAGACTTACTGCAAAACGAACTTGATGGAGAGAAAGTGATTATCTTCTCTAGGTTTAGAGGAATGGTAGACATTCTCGAAGCTGAAATAGAGGGTAAGGGAATTAAAACCTGCCGTATTACAGGAGCTGAGTCAGGTGATCAAAGAGTTGAAAGCCAAAAGGCATTTCAAGACCCTGAGAGCGACACTAAGATTTGCCTTATTACTATGGCGGCGGCTGAGGGGGTCAACCTCCAACTCGCTAAGGCTGTTGTCTTCTATGACACACCTTGGTCAGCAGGAGACTATCTTCAGATTATTGGTCGTATGATTCGCATTGGGTCTATCCATGACCGAGTTTTCAGCTACCACATCTGCGCCCCTAAAACTATAGACGACAGAGTGATGAAGACCCTCAAGAATAAGATGAACCTGATTGAAGCTGTGCTAGGGAAGAGGCTTAAAGAAGAGGGTGCAGAAGATGAGGTTCTTGAGGTGGGGCAATCAGAACTCAACGATATTTTCGATGGATTGCTAGAAGACGCAAGAGACATCATTAAAGTCTGATATAGATACAGACAGACCAAGAAAGGAGGGTCAATGCCGAAATGTAAAAAATGTAATGACTTTGGGTATATCCAAGTAGATGATGGACACTACGGAATACCGCAAGCAATCCCATGCTCATGTACTCTTAAAAAAGCGTTGAGAGTCCAAGCTCAAAAAGCATGGGCAGGACTTGAAGTAGCCCCTATAAAGAAAACGAGCCTGCTCAAAGGGAAGATTAAAGAGAACGTGGTGATCATAGCCCACAAGCCCGAACTCATGCTTCACATGAGAAGCGCATTTGCGCACCATGCTCGACCTGAAGAGTTTTTTAAAGTGGTATCTGACGCTACCCTCATTTCTGCATGGTTGTCTAACTTAGCTCGATCAGACTCTGAAATCATCGACCCCGATTTTAGACGTGATGTTAGAGTAGCAAGTTTAGAAGACTTGGCAGAGTCTCCTACTCTCCTCATCATACGCTTAGGTGTTAAGACTGCTAGAAATAGCGCAATGCCCGAAGTCCTTGCCGAGACAATTGAGTTACGCCAACACTTAGGCAAGCCTACTTGGTTAGTCGTAGAACCTGAGAAGCCTTTAGAGGAGGGTCATATTTCTTGGTCAAGAGCTGTAGAAGACGCACTCGATGGTTGGGAGAGGATTGGTATTGTAGGTAAGACCACCTCAAAGCGATCTTCTTTGAGTGTTCAGACTATTGGGGGAAGTAATGACCCTGCACTTCCAACTGCTCGACATAAGACGATGAAGCTATGAGAATACTAAGAAGCATAATCCCCGAACCTCGTATTGGAGATGACGAGAAAGCCATGCTCCAAAACTACACTGCTCTGAGAGAGTCTATTCTCAAGTTTGACTTGCCTACGGACCGCTCAATCTACGAGTACATAAAAGACTTTGTTAGCCAACACTCTCACCTACCAACTCAAGAGACTGCTATCAATTTCTTAGACAGCAATAATCAATATGATGAAGCTGATCGTATTCGATCTCTCTCTACAATAGAGCCTGCTTACCGAGGAGACTTTATCTTCTTAATTGAGAAGCAGGTTGAAGAAGCTCGTGTCATGGCTCTTAGTGAGACTATGGCGCAGGTCAAAGAAATCACTAGAAATGGGATTGAGATCAAAGAGGGGAGAACTAAGAGAAAGCTAAAAGGCGCAAGAGACGCAGGTCGTTTTATTTCCCAACAACTACATGACTTAATGACTCCAACATTCGGTAGCCGTATTGGGGGGGAAGCTCTTGGAGATGGTGATGAATTTTGGGAAGAGTACCAAAAGATAAAGGACACAAAGGTCGAGATTTTGCCAAAGACAGGACTACAAGTTATTGATGACGCTATCGGTGGTTTTAAGAGAAAAGAACTCTACATCATGGCAGGCTTTACAGGACACATGAAGTCTAAGTCTGCTGTAAATTGGGTCTATAACCAATCAGTCTTTGGAGGCACAAGTACCGTCTATTTCAGCTTGGAAATGCATTACTCTCAATGTCGTAGAACGATCTACGCATTCCACAGTATGCACCCTAAGTTCAGAAAAAAGCGACTCGCTTTGGGTATTCAATCTCACCCCAACCCTGATGTTGGACTTGACCCTATCAAGATCAGAGACGGTAAGCTAACTAAAGACGAGGAACTATTTCTGAGAGAAGTGATTGACGATCTCAAAACTAACATGAAGAACGGGACTTACGGCTCTATCTTCTTTGAGGTTGCTGACCCCGATAGCCTTGACTTTACCGTTGAGGATATGAGGACAAAAGCTGAGACAATCGCCTCTAAGCACCCTGTAAAGCTCGTTGTGGTTGACCACGCACTCTTAATGTCAGCGAGACGTTGGGTTGCGTCTACGACAGAGCGTCTAAACGAAGTTATCAGAGACTTGAAGAAGACGGCTATGGGCTTCAATAGAGGACAAGGTATTCCTATCCTCTGTCTATTTCAGATTAACCGTGAGGGCTTCAAAGCGGCTGAGAAGAATGACGGTACTTACAACCTCACGCACCTCTCTTACGCCAATGAAGCGGAACGCTCCGCAGACGTTGTAATCGCTTCTTGGTATGACGATAATATGAGACAGAAAAACATGATCAAGTATCAGTGTTTAAAGTCTCGTGATCAAGCTCCCTTTGAGGCTTTTGAAGCGCAGACTGCTTGGCCTGTAGGTCGTATTCTGAACACCCCCATGAACTTCAAAATGGGGGCTTCTCCTAAAGCTAAAGCAAAGAAAGAAGACCCACTAGAAGATGTAGTGTAGTTTTTTTATAGCCGACTCTGTAATGTTAGATCAAAACATAGTGAGGAGGCTTAAATGAGCTTTAGAAATGCAGGGTTTGAGGGAGACTTTGATTTCCTATATGAAATGATTGATGACGCAAGAAGAGCAATCGTACCGACTTTAAAAGACTTAAGAGTTGAAATCCCCGAAGGGGAAATGTATGGTCTTGAGGAAGTCAAAAAAATCATTGATACAAGTAGTGCTTTCAATGACTTTGTAAGCAATCACTTAGACGGCTCTGCTAAAACTCACATAACAAAATTAAGAGACGCTATAGCTACCTTCTTTGTGGGAAATGAAGACGGGGAGAAGAAAGGCGAAGCTGAGCCTGTACTCTATGCAGTGCAAGGGTCTGTTTCCTCATACGTTCGTGAGACGACTCTCGGATTTGCACAAGAGGGTCAGAATCAAGCCTTACCTGAAGAGTTTAAAAAGTTTCTCCCTCCGAACCTGACCATCGAGTTAGAATCTTACGATAGAATAACCAAAGTAACTGATTTGTTCGCCAATGAAGTAAATGATGTAGACACAAAAATGAAAAAAATGTTGGTACTTATAGATAGGTACAACGACATTGTAGATCGGGTTAAATCCGATATGACGAGTTCTAACCTAAGCCTCAGATTGAGAGCCTTAATGGTCGCCATTATGATGGAAACAGGTATCAGACCAGGCTACGCAAATGACACTCAAGCAAGATTGAGAGACGCAGAGAATAAATATGTAAAAGACGAAAATGGAGAGTTTGTTTACATTGATACTTTTGGTGCTCGAACACTAAAACTCAGCTTCATTTCTAAGGTGGTTGGACCTTCTATAGATGAAATCAGAGTTGAATTTCCTGGAAAGGCAGCAACTACCAATGTTGCTTACTTGAGTGATAAAGATGTTGTCCGAGAACTTATAAAAGTTGCTGAAAGAGCTACAATAACGGCTAATAGCTTAGACATAGACCCTTTCTTATTTGAAGAAGAAAGTGGGGGAAGACCTCTGAGCGGTTCTACATTAAGCAACTACTTCAATCAAGTAGTTCAAGATTCGGGATTGACCTTAACTGACTTCCGTAAACTTGAGGCAACTCAAGCGGTGTTCAGCCACTTAAAGAATAGGAAGATAGACCTACTCCACAAGATCAGAACATTCATTGACGAAGAAGCTGAAAACCTAGAAGAAAAGGTAGCTGAAGAGGTCGCAAATCTAATCAACGAAGCAGTTTCGGAAGCTCAAACTGTTATCAACCACAAGAACGATTTCAAAACGACGATTTCCTACTACATCAACCCAAGAGTAATCTTAAAGTTCATAACTAACGGTGATGTGGGCAGAAGCCTTAAGAGGTCTGTGATGAGAAACCCTCGTACATTGAAGCTCAACTTAGACTCATTTATAGGCCAAGCTAAACAACTGAAACTCGGTCATACTCTTGAAAGTCTTGTAGAGGACTTAGAAATGAGTCTAGGTGATGAAACGAGAGTTGGTGAAACTCTCGAAAGCCTCTTAAACCATTTAGAAGAGACTATCTAAAATCTTCTGTCTGCTTAGAGTCAGGTATCGTATATAAAAGAAAGTACCTTACTCTAAACAGGCAGAAAATTATGGACTTCGACAAAGTAATAAAGTCTGCTAGAGAACGTAAACTGAGGCGCAAAGGCGATAGCCTTTACTTCATACAGGAACGCTCTACAGGCATGATTAAAATAGGTCGCTCAAAAGACCCTAAAAGACGACTCAAAACCCTACAGACAGGAAATGCAAACGAGCTAAGACTAGTCTGCTACTTAGAGGGATTGGGTTGGAGAGAGCGAGAGCTACACGAGTTGCTCCAAGAATGGAGAGCTTCGGGAGAATGGTTTAAGTATGAGTGCGTCGGGAGCATTCCCGATGAGCTTTATGAGTTAATCCCTTGGGGTAGCTTAGATGAGTGGTGGAAGAAATAAGAAATGGATATACTCAGCTTATCTTTATACATCTCCTCTATCGTCACAGTCATATACACTGACGGTGAAGCCAACCCCTTAATAAAACTCGGCTTCTTCACTCTATTTTCTAGTTTTTTTTACTGTTTGTTCTGTGTGTGCTTTTTTGTAGGTAAAGTGTTTACCTAGTCTTATATAAAGGGTACAGGAGGACGTTACTATGACTGACGATATGATAAAAGAAATGACAAAGACACCCCTCGATTGTGTATGTAAGGGGGAGGGCTTTTTACCTAAAATCGATATGCCATGCGCCACGCATTACTTGTACTACATTGACGAAGAGTTCAGAGAAACACAGCTCCAACTCTACATCTCCAACTTTAAGGCACTAATTCTTGAGCTGATCAACCAAAGACCTGAGTTAGAGAACCACAGAAATGTAGGCTTCCCTACAAACGAGGAAGAGCTTCAATCTTTTGTGGACTTGTTTTGGCAACCCGTAAACACTTCTGAGGAGCTGAAAGCCTACCAAACTTTCGTTAGAGTTTTATTTTCATTTATCAAAAGAAGTAAACAACAAAGACCCTCTGCTGTCTCTGTCGATCTTTTCAGCCAAGATGAAATAAGTTTAACACAAGACAGTGGGTTTATTTGGAAGCCTCTTTTCATAAGCAACGATATATGAAGAGATCGGAACGAATAAAAGACAAGATACCTATCGTCAGAGTCTTATCTGATTACGGATATGACGTGTATGAGGGTGGGGGAGAACAACAGTTTCGCTGTGATCTTCACGGAGACGGCTCAGACAATGCGCCCTCTGCCCGTGTTTACCCTGAGTCTAATTCTTTCTTTTGCTTTGCGTGTGGGAAAGCTCGTGATTCGATTGCTCTTGTTATGGAGAAAGAGGGTTCAGACTTTAATAAGTCATGTACCTTACTAGAGAAGAAATACGGACTTCCCGTTTGGGAGTACAAAAAAAAGAAAGATCCCTTTGAGAGCGACCAACCTAATTTACCCGATAATAGAAATATTTTGGAGAAAAGAGTGGGTAACAGGCTCTATATGCTGACTAGGGAAAGAGCTGTTGAATATGACCTTATCCTAAAGCTTTGGGAAGGGTATGATTTACTGTGTTCACTAGAACATCAATCTGACTCCCATTGGAGAAAACTAGTAAATCAAATCCCTTCTCAAAGGAATGAAGATGAGCGATAAAGACAATGAAACAGAAATAGACATAACCGAGCTTTTCGATTATTCGATCAAACTCTTAGCGGAACAATCAAAGACTCCACAAGAGCTAATAAGTGTATGGATTAGTATCGGCAAAAGATTAGGTGTAGAAGAAATATTTGCCCACCTAAAAGTAGTCGTTTATGAAGACGATTATGACGAGCAAAGAATAGTAGGCTTCGTAGGCTCACCTAGCGAAGAGGCAGTTGAGTTATTGTCCTCAGAGTATGTGTTCACAGAATACATCTGTGAAAAGGCAGTAGAGGCTATAATAGCTAATGAAAAGGTATATCACTGATGATGTATCGTAGAGACGGGTTGATCTTTACAAAGCTCTCAGACAAAGCGTGGTCTGACCCTAAGATTGCTCGAATTATCCCAACCTCTCAGGGAGGGTCTTGGGGTCATTTCGCAGAGCTTAAAGACACTGAATGGTCGAAGTTTGTTGATCTCATTTCTTCGGACTCGTTAGATCGAGCATTAAGAGGTGATTGCACTCCTCTTATGAGAGAGGGACTAAGAGATCCTAGAGGTTGTCTTAAAAGAGCCCCTCTACCAAAGGTCTGCGCTGACCATCAGAAATGCACATCTTATGTCCCTAAACTATGCGCCCCCAAATCACTGAAAGCACCTGAGTGTCTTTCTCTTGGTTCTGATCTTCCTCAGTCAGTAAGAATTCTTATTTCTGCTTGGACTGAGGGTTACTACGTTGTTCGTGAAGGAGAATAACATGAAAAATATTTCAAGCCCCGAAAGCCCACTTAACCGTAGAGTCTATAAGTCAGCACCTGCGCCACGACAAAGTAAGAGTGAAGACTACTTTGGAGAGCTTACTGTCGTTGATAATAACATCTACCTGTACCAAGACATTACCCCTAAAGCGATTATGGAGTTGGGTATTGCTATCAGGAGCTTAAACAATCAGATTATTTCTCTGATGTGTGAGTTAGAAGTGGGTCAGGCTCCTGCTATCCACCTCCATATTAATTCGGGTGGAGGGTGCGCTTTTAGTGGACTCGCAGGCGCAAGTCATATCCTCAATTCTAATATCCCTGTATTCACCTATGTAGAGGGTTCAGCGGCCTCAGCGGCGACTTTACTCTCTTGTGTTGGAGCAAAGCGTTTTGTAACTGAACACAGTTTTATGCTTATCCACCAAATCAGTACAGGAGTTTGGGGTACTTATGAGAATCTGAACGATGAGAAAGAGTCTATGGACTCGCTTATGGAAATGATTAGCTCAATCTACCTGAAGCACACCAACATGAAAAAGAAGCAGTTAAAGCAACTCTTAAAGAGAGACTTGTGGCTAAACCCTGAGAAATGCCTAGAACTTGGTTTAATAGACGAAGTGATTGAGTATGAAAGAGACTAAAAGTGTCTCAAAGCATGAGAGAAGAAAGTCCCATGCTTAAGAATTTGAAGCAAGTCCTCATCACTAACTTGCTCTGAATGTATACTGATCGTAAAGCTATACTTCGTGTTTCTTTGGGTACTCATAACAAACCGAAGCCCGAAAACCCCTATCTTATCAAAAACGATTTTCTTAGGGTTAAAAGAGTCGCTGTTCCATAATACACTAGCGTATTTCTCGTATTCCCCTTCCACCGACCTTTCTAAGTCTCTCTCGCTTGAAAGGTCAAAAGTCTTGGGGTAGGAAATTGAGAGAGTGTCTGCCCATTCCCCTTTAAGAGTGGTGTCAAAAGTAACTTCATAAAAGCTTTTTGAAGCTCTCTTCATAGCTAACTTGGCTACTCTAATAGCCATAGCTTTCTTCGTAGGAATACCTAAGAGTTCTACAACGTGCTTCCTACCAATAAGCTCTATGTCTCTACTTTTAATAACAGCTCTCATCGCATGGACACCTGCATACCCATACTCCTCAAATACTTCTTCACCAAGCATAGGAACATCATCAACTTTAAATAGAGTCATCATCATTTTTTCATAGGGGGAAACGAGAGCCTCTACTAAGTCAGAAATGTGTGACTTTAGGTTGTATTCTAATTTCCCATCACGCCCTCCAAGCCCAAGTTTAGCGTCTGCTTTATTATGTGGCTTTTTAAAGACTTTCTTGTAAAGCACCCTCTCGTCTTCGGTTTCTAAAATAAGAACGGGGCGAATACCTTTGCTCCCTTTGATCGCTCCATCTTCCTCTACCAAAGAAAACAGCAAGACATATTTCTCGATGTCATCATGGATAACCCAAGCCTTACGGCCTTTAACCCAACCACTTTTCCTCCACCTGACTTGTGGAGACACCCCTCTCCCGTGAGCCATATTGTCCTCATCGAAAGTCCAACTCTGAGGGCTTCTTCTATTCAACTCGCTCATTAAAGGCTCTAGCCAATTTTGATCCATATAGCTCATTTATACCTCGCTCTCTTTCAGGAAATCTACAAATCTTAATATATAAAGAAAGTACATCGGGAGAAATAACATGAGAAATGTTGAGATACTTCTAAGTGGTGAAAGTCGTAATACTACGCCCTTGCGCCCTAAGATTATTAGCGATCTAGTCCCAAAACTAGATTGGCACGAAGTTAGGTCTATTAAAGGTGAAGCTCAGGTAGGGGGTGTTACGCTAGAAGTTCACATGAGTCAGTCGGGTCGAACATATACTAAAGATGTGGAAAACCTAGCAGGTATAATTGACGGAGCTTCTATGAAGTTTGAAGAGTCTATCTCTAACAAAGTCTTAGACTTTTTAGTTGATGAAAAAGTATTCACAGAGCCTAGTGTGGTGGTCGCAAAAATCACAGTCCAACGTCTTGAAAATACAAGTTATACTCGATCATATAGGAATGGTCTTGATGTGAAAGGCGAATGCTCAGTTGAGATTACCTTTAAAACTCAAGAGGGTTATATTACTAACTTCATCGAAGAAGACTTAAAGTTCTCTGCGAAGATGGCAATTTCTTATCGCTTAGAAACTGTTGCCGAATCATTTTAACTTTAATTCTCTTGAGCTTTCTTCCTATCCTCTGCTCTATACTTCTTCTCTAAAGCAGGGAGAGCTTTCTCAGCTCGATCTAACTTAAGAGCTAAGTCTCTCGCTTCCCTGTCGAGCTTCATATTTCCAAAAACAGTCATTTCTCCTGTAGTGGAGTCTTGAAGTCTTGAGGTTAAACCTAGTGTCTTTGGCATGATCTTCTTAATGATCTTAGGGTCAATGTTCTTCAGCGCAATGTCCCAAACCAAATCAAGCTCCAACCCCTGCATAATAAGCATAGGCTGACCTCCATACCCTAAATCCATTTTCTGACGAAATAGGCTAAGCCCCGAATACGTTTTCAGTTCCATATCAAAGAAATGAACGGGCATTGGATTTTCAGGTCGGTCGAAAAACATCTTGAAACCGAAGTGTAGATTCTTATCTCCAAAAGTCACAGTCGGGTGATCAACATGACCCCATTGGTGAATGACTATATAAAAGTCTTTATTGTCCACGAGCCTAGAAATGAACTCCTGTTCGATTTCTGACATCGGTATATAAAGGCTGTTCTTATTTTTACCACCGAAGATATTAGACATGGAGGCTCCTTCCTTTATTTGTCGGTAAATAATACCTAAAGAACGGACTAAATTTAACTCCCCATTTCATCGTCCATCTCATTTAAAAGAGACTCAAGATCAACACCACCCATAACCTCACCCATAACCTCACCCATTTCATCGTCCATAGACTGTAATAGTTGGCTAAGGTCTGTTGCCCTTCTTAGAGGGTAAGAATCAGTCCCGAACAGGTTTGCAACGTCAATAAACTTCTGTATATCGAAACTCACTGTTTTATAGCCTTGCTTAACAGCGTCTTCTATATTGTTTACTATGTAGCCTTGATTGAGAAAGTTCAAAACAAAGTTTGGAGTAATATAGTAATCAATAGCACTCCCCATATCTGAATGGTGCAGGTCATCTGCAACCGATTGGATAGCGTCATTGATGAACGTAGTTACTCTCGTAGCTACTTCTTCTTGTATATTCTGAGTACCTGCGTCTACAAGAGCTTTCACGTCTTCATGTAGTTGTTCTTGCTGATCTGCCATCATAGCGAACAATCTCCGATTTGCGTAAAGCATACGGAAATCGTGGGGCTTCATACCATACTGCTTATACTTTTTATCTATGTATAGGTTAAGTTTAGAATAGGTGTAATTCCAACCATTTAATCCCGTGAAGACTTTAGGCTCTAACGAAGGATTCCCTAAACCCATACCTGCGTCTGCTGTAGCTTTAACCATATAAGGCTTCAAAGCAGAAATGACTTCTCGGTCTGAAAGATTATACAGCATTTCCTTTCCGTATTTACCGTGAACTTTTATTTCCAAGTCGCTAGTTTTGAGGAACTTTATATGTGAGGGTCTTAGCTCAGTTAAGCCATAGGTAATCACCTCTACCTCACTACCATCTTTAAGTCTTTTGATGGTTTTACCTGGACTCCCACCCCCGACTCTTATTCCTGTCTCTAACATAATAATAGTGAGAAGAGGGTTCAGCGTAGACTTCTCATCAACGGCAGAACTAAGCTCTTTTTTAATGTCGGTCAGCATAGAGTTATACTTGCCGATAGTTTGAACTAAAATACTGTGTTTGTGTTTGAGCGATCTGATCTGATTTCCGACTCGCTCAGTAATCCCACTAACTTGGCCTGATTTGTCTACATTTAAGACTAAGTTACGAGGTAAGAACTGTCTAATATCTACAGAGAGTGCTTCTCTTAGACTCTGTTGAGGTTTGCTAAGGGTGATAAGCTCAAAGCCTTTGTCTGCAACTACTGTCAGTTCATCTTCTATTTCGTCAAAGGTCGCTTCCCCTGAAACGATTTTAGCGAGCATTCTTAAAAGCTTATTTCGATTTCTCGTGAGACTACCTCGTTGACGTGAGTTGAAGTTCCCGTCCTTATCCTCTCCTGCATAGGAGTTGAGGAAGTTCTGAACTGACCGCATATTTTCAATGTCAGAAATAGCTTCTCTAGTAGTCTCATAAGAAGACCTATTTTTCAGCCGAGTTGAGAGAGCTTTAATCCTCGTCTTGGCTTTCCTAGTATGCTTGATTTGATCTCTTCTGTCTTGAACATTTAAGTCATCGTAAGCAGGCATTATTTATCTTCCTTTTCAAGTAATGGGTCTTCGGATTCACTTTCAGAGTTTACTTTTTTTTTTGATCGTCATCTCTATCGAGTGCTGTAGTCGCCACATGAGTATACTTGTCGAGGGCGGCCTGTCCCAAAATGTACCCGATTTGAATGAAACCACTCGTAACGATCATAGTAACAAGCACCATGAAAGCATAATGTTCGATCTTAGTCTGATACTCCCAAATCACATAAAACATTAGGACTTTCCAACCAATGTCAGCGATCAAGTACGCAAGGAATTTCTTGCTTTTGAGTGGCAATTTATCGAAATGGGTTGGGTCTTGTTTTTCAGTAGACATAAAAGCCTCCTATCGTATGTGTTATCGGGTTCAATCAGACTGAAAGATAAATAAACTATCTCATCAGAGGTTTGGTGTTAATTCTCAAACCACTCTTGGTGTTCGAGGGCTGAGTTTTACCCCTAAGCTGACCTAACATAGTGTTGTTGATTCTGATCTTGTTCATAGAAGACTGAAAGCTATCTTCTTGCTCTTGAGGAGGTATCTCAGAAATAAAGATTGAGGGGTGCGCTTGGGTTAGTTCTTCCAAGCGAGCTTGCTCTTCAGGGAGCATAGAGGGGAGCAGTTGATGGAAGTCCTCTCTCGCCTTTGGGTACTTTTTTAAGAACTCTAAGATCACCTCATCGGGTAGTGCCAACGGATTAGATGGGTTTGTATAACTACCTTTCAAAGTATTTCCACCACTGTTATTTATCCAAAAGTTGCTCATTATTTTCTCCTACTCTGATATGAACCTTTAACACCCCCCACATATAAACGAAGTAAGGAGAAGACTTTGTTTGATGATTTTTTAGCAGACCTTAGAAAGCCTACAATCGAGAAATACGATTGGATGAATGACGTTGAGTTAATACTTGGCACAAAAGAAAACCTTACCCAAGCGATTGATGAATGTATCGCCTCAGAAGTATATGGTTGCGACATTGAAACAACAGGACTTGATAACCGAGTCTTTGATGGAAGAACCGTAGACTCAATCGTAGGTATTGGAATCGCACCCACACCCGACAAGGCTTACTATTTCCCTATCGGACACAGAGCAGGTTCAGAATACAACATTCCTTGGTCTATGGTTGGTAAAGAGTTTGGAAGACTATTCCACCCCGACACTAAAGCGAACCCTGTTTTTCAAAACATTGCTTTTGACGCTCCATTTCTTGAATACAATGGCTTCTTTCCTCTTGGAGTAGATCGGTGGGATAACCATAAGAAATGGGAAGACACCCTCATCGTTAAGTACCTGCTTAACCCTCGTCAAAAAGGTGGTCGAGGACTCAAGGCAATGTCTGATCAGCTCTGTGGTATGAAGATGATCGAACTCAATGAGCTTATCCCCGATGAGAAGATTAAGGATTACGCTACGCTCGACCCTAGTTGGGAGCCTTGTATTTGGTATGCGGCGGCTGACCCTCTCTGTACGCTTCGTGTATGGAACATTCTAAGAAGTCAGTATGTAGAAGCTCCCGAACACTCAGATTCAATCTACAACTTGGAAAAGATGTGTCTCGTATCAGTGAGCTGGATGCACAGGTGTAGGGTCTATGTAGATAGAAATAGAGCGTTGGAATCTTGTAAAGAGGGTCAACGCTTGTGGTGGGATAGTCTGCTTGAAGTGTATGAGGGCGCAAGCGAAATCTTAGGTCGAAATATAACCCCCAACTATCTTCGGATAATGAAAGGTAAAATCAAAGGGGCGATTAACGTCTTTGACCCCGATGATGTGGGAAATGACTCTAAGATGTCTTATAAGATTCGTGTAGATGAGGCTCGTAAGGAAGCCAAACGAAACTACCCCGACCCTGTTCAAGTAATCTCAAAGAATGTAGCCCTCGTAGGTAAAGAAGCAGGCACTGAGAAAGTCGATTTCCCTCTCGTCTATGACATCATGTCTCCCCAACAACTTGGACTCTTATTTCGTGAGCTGAAAGTACCCAACCTCATCGCCTCTGAAAAGTCAGGTCAAGTCGTTACTGCAACTGACGTACTTGATGATGTGATCAAGAAAGCAGAGCAAGACTTCCCATTCATGGGGAAAGTCAAGAACCTGCGCTTCCTCTCTAAAGCTCTCGGTCAGTACCTCATTCCTTTCGTTGAAGACGTAGGGAAAGACGGAACTCTGAAGCCCCGTTTCGATCAGTTTGCCGCTGACACAGGTCGTTTCTCTTGTAAGTCTACCTCCAAGCCTTGGGAAGTAAAAGACGGAGGTTGCCGTGTTCCATTCCAAGGCATTCCTGCCTATGGGAAAGACAAAGACAAGAAGCCTGCCATCATTTCTTATATGCGTGATTGTATCGCTTCAAGAAGTGATGGTTGGTGGCTCGCGGCAATCGACTATGCAGGTGTAGAGCTTCGCCTAGTTACTAATCTTAGTAGAGAGCCTCTGTGGGTAAAAGCGTTCTTTGAGTGTTCTGATTGTGGTACTCAGTTCCCCCAAGAAATGAATGATGATAACATCCCTAAAGCCACGCCCACTTATTGCACTACCTGTGGCTCAGACCGAATAGGTGATCTGCACACAGTAACAGCGACTGCCTTTTATGGAGAAAACGCTAAGAATCTGCCTAATTGGAAAGACCTCAGAGGAAATGGTAAAGGGTGCAACTTTGCTCTCTCCTACGGTGGGACAGGTAAAGCCGTACAGCGCACTATTGGTTGCTCATCTCAAGAGGGTGAAGAGAAGTACAGGAAGTTCACAAGCACTTATAAGACTCTATCTAAGTGGTGGACTCATCAGCACAACTTTGGTCGTAAGCATGGCTATGTGAAGACAGCCTTTGGTCGTGTCCAACCTCTACCCGACATTAATGAGGGAGACTTCAGAAAGAAATCAAAAGACGAACGAAAGTCTGTGAATGGACCTGTGCAGGGAACGAGCGCAGATATTACCAAGCTCGCTATGAGTCTGATCTATAAAGAGGTCAAGAAGCGAGGTTGGTTCGATAAGCTCAAGATGATTCTGACTGTCCATGATGAAATCGTCTTTGAGATACACGAAGACGTTATCGGTGAAGCTATCCCTGTACTCACTCAACTCATGTCGAGAAATAAAGGTATAGCTAATCAAGGTTGGGCTGTACCTCTACTAGTAGACGTTGAGATCGGTAAGACTTGGGGTGTTCCTTATGACCTCAAAGACCTTAAGCGTGGCTACAAAGAGAAGCTCGTTCCTGATGGTGTTGATGAGAATGGGAAGAAGAAGTACAAGGAAATAAAAGTACCTGTACCTGAGTCTTTAGGGAGGATATTTTATGAGGAGGGTGGGGAGGTAGAAGAAAGTCCTATCGAAGTAGTCGAAACTCCAAGCAAACCCGTCTACAAGTTCTCAGATTTAACTAAAGAAGAAGCTAAAAAGGTAGCTGAGTGGCTCGTCAAAAATGAGGGTGGTGTAATCCTTTACAATGACAAGGATATAACTGCCTTATTCTGATTATTTATGAGGTATTGTCTGATATAATAAACGCAGAAATGTAGAAGAAGGACTTGAAAATGAAGAACGATTTATTGGGTGAATGTAATGATCAGAAAATCTCAGAGATAGAATTTACTTCTATATTCTGTAAGAGATGTAAAAACAAAAGATGTGATCGAGCAGGGTGGTCTTCTTCTTCTTGGGAAGAGCGCATTAGTACCCAAGCTGATCGCTTCCTTAATAACCCAAATATCGCTATTCAGAGTGAGTCTTCAAGATGGGAGGGTATCGTTGATTTTGAACTATTTCAAGCACCCACTAGTACAGAGATTTGGGGAGTACCTCAAACTCAAGAAAAACCAGTTGCAGTTGAGGTGGAGACACCACTTCATAAAGTTGATGTTAAGCCCCAAGAAGAACCACCTACTAGAGCCAAGTCTGAGACACCTGTTGGTTTCGTTTCTGACGACCCTATTCCTGTCAGTGATAATCCTATACCTACTGTTGAAAGCCCAAACGTAGAAGAAAAAAAATCTCCGTCTCGACTAATGAACACAGCCCCTCAAGAAATAATCATTGGGGGGTTAGACTCTGCTCCAAAACCTCAGCCGAAGAAGCCTGTAGATGATTGGGCAGTGCCTCCAAAGAAATTAAAAATCGGTGGCACATTTAAAATGGGAGGGTGATGTGTTTTTAGATTATGAAAAAGAGCCTCCCAAGCTGTTAGATGAAAGTCAGATCAAAGACCTAAATGGAGACTTGTACGTCGCAAGAGGGCTTTGGCAAGATGTGATCTCTCATTACAGCAAAGAAGAAGTCTTAGATCGTCTCAGACACTTGATCAATACGGGTACTATTGTATTTCCTTACAAAGAGTATTTAGAGCTTTCAGTAAGGGAAGAGTTCAATAAGCTCAAGAACAGCACCTCTTATTTCTACCAAGACGAATGGGTGTGTAATCGCTTAGTTCAAGACGTTCCATTTCTATATAGAGGGGAGTCAAGATATGTACCCTCAACAGCTCGGCTTGGAGGTAAAGTCTCAGACTTGTTTACTCAAGAAGTTCGCATGGAAGTAGGCCATCAAAGGTTTATGTCTCCGATGAGAGCTTGGACTAGCAAGAAGAAAGCATTTCTTAGCTACATCTTTAATCCCGATATGTTTGATGGAGACTTGAATGATAAAGCTCTGCGCTCGGCTCTAAGCATGAGGTCTTATATAGCGAGTCAGTTCAAACCTGAGTCTGCCAAGGTCATCTACGATACATTTCAAGCGAAGCGAGTCTTAGACTTCTCAGCAGGTTGGGGAGACAGACTTGTAGGGTTTCACGCTTCCAATGCAGAGAGCTACATAGGGATAGACCCTAACTCTAAGCTCCATGAACCCTATCAAAAGATCAGCGATTTCTGTGGTACAGATAAGGAAGTCAAACTCATCTGCTCACCTGCTGAGGAAGCCGATTTAACAGGTGTTAAAGTGGACTTTGTGTTTACCTCACCACCTTATTTCACCCTCGAAAGATATAGTGAAGAAGACACTCAGAGTTGGAAGAGATACCCGAAGATCAACGCTTGGTTAGAGGGTTTTCTATTTCCTACTTTGTTCAAGTGTTGGGAGTGCCTTGAAGACGGGGGGAGAATACTCGTTAATATCGCAGA